CAGCTACAACAGCATCCGCCATTCGTGGTAAATCAGTTAACTGGTTGTACATTGATGAGGCAGCAATCATACCTAACAACATAGCAGACGAGTTTTTTACTTCTGTTTATCCTACAATCTCAGCTGGAGAAACAACAAAGATCCTACTTACATCCACACCACTAGGTTACAATCACTTCTGGAAGTTCTGGAATGAGGCAGAGAAGAAACAAAATGGCTTTGAACACATGTTCATACCTTACTATGAGATACCTGGAAGAGATGAGAAGTGGTTAGAAGAACAAAAAGGACTCTTAGGTGAGGTAAAATTCAATCAAGAGGTAATGTGTGAGTTCTTAGGTTCAACCAATACTTTAATTAATGCTACAACTATAGGTAGATTAAGTAGTAAACCAGTAGAGTTTACCAATAATGGATTAGATATATACGAAAACCCACAAGAAGGACATTACTACGCAATGGCATGTGATACTGCCAGAGGTATTGGTGGAGATTACTCTGCCTTTGTAGTCGTAGATATAACACAAATGCCATATAAGGTTGTGGCAAAATATAGAGATAATCAAATAGCTCCTATGTTGTTTCCAGATGTAATTGGAAAGGTAGGCAGGGACTATAATAATGCTTTTATATTAGTAGAAGTAAACGATATAGGACAACAGGTAGTAGAAATACTACATCAAGAAGTAGAATATGAGAACATATTAAGCACAGTACAAGAACAGAACAGACAATATGTAAGTCCTGGCTTTGGTAAAGCAACAAAGTTAGGTGTAACTACTTCTAAACAAGTTAAAAGACAAGGGTGTTTTACATTTAAGTCTTTACTAGAAGAACAAAAATTATTGATATTTGATGAGCATATAATACATGAGATATCAACATTTATTGAAAAAGGAAACACATATCAAGCAGATGAAGGTTATCACGATGATCTAGTTATGTGTATGGTATTATTTGGGTGGCTGTCTAGTCAAAACTTCTTTAAGGATATGACAGATGTTAATGTTAGAGAAGGACTATATGGACAACAGATGGGAGAAATTGAAACGAATCTCACACCTTTCATTAGAATAGATGGACAAGAACCCGAAGTAGAAGTTATAGGAGATGATGTCTGGTTATTAGAAGATGAGTATAATCCAGGCAACATGCAGAAAAAATTAAGAGATTTAATAAACAGATAATGTATTTACAACAATATTGTCGTATTTACAAAATTGTAAGTCTAACTTTTGTCATGTATAAATAGTAGGATGATAATAAAAACTTGTGTCATTCATAAGATAATATAAAACCGAGGAGAAAAACATGGCATTTCAGCTATCACCAGGTGTTCTTGTTAGAGAAACAGATCTTACTTCTGTTATTCCAGCAGTAGCTACTTCTATAGGAGCTTTTGTAGGTAATTTCAGATGGGGACCTGCAGGCGAGATCACAACAATTAGTACAGAAAACGAACTTGGTGCCAAGTTCGGACAGCCAAATGACGATACAGCAGTTGACTTTTTGACAGCAGCGTCATTCTTGGCTTATGGTAATAACCTTCAATTAGTCAGAGCTATTGACGATACCACAGCAACTAATGCTGTAGCATCAGGCTCAGCGACACTAATTAAAAACGATGAAGATTATGACTTGAACCATTCTACTGGTTCAGGAACTAACGGCATGTGGGCAGCTAAGTATCCAGGCTCTTTAGGAAACTCTCTTAAAGTAGCTATTGCAGATTCCAGTAATTTTGACACCAACTCTGTTGCGTCAACTACTGTTACAGCAGGTGGATCTAGCTATAGTAGTGCACCAACTGTTACATTTTCAGCTCCGGCTTCAGGTGTTACCGCTACAGGTACAGCTACCGTGGCGTCAAATGCAGTTACAGCAATTACTATTACTAACCCAGGTAATGGTTATACCAGCGCACCAACAATTACAATTAGTGGCGGAGGCGGAACTGGAGCAACAGCTACAGCAACACTTGCAACTGATTGGACATATAAAAATGAATTTGATAGAGCACCACTTACATCTACAAAAGTAGCAATACAAGGCGGTTCAAACGACGAACTTCACATTGTTGTTATTGACGAAGATGGAGCTTTTTCAGGCGTAATAGGAACAGTCCTAGAACGATTCGCTCATGTCTCTAAAGCATCCGATGCTAGAGGACTAGAAGGCGGTTCATTATTTTATAAAGATGTAATTAATTCGCAGTCTAAGTATGTTTACTGGACAGACCATCCTGCAGGAGACTCCACATGGGGTAACGCAGCATTAGGTCAAGCATTTACATCAGGATTTACAACAGCAGAAGCAACAGTAAGCCTTTCAGGCGGTGTTGATGATGCACCTGACTCAGGTGACTTACAAACAGCTTGGAGCTTGTTTGCAGATGCAGAACAAACAGATGTAAACCTTCTTATAACTGGAGCAATGGGTACTACAGACCAAAAGTATGTACAAGATAACATTGCTAAAGTAAGAAAAGATTGTGTTTCATTCCATTCACCAGTACTAGCTTCCGTTGTTAACAACGCAGGCTCAGAGGTATCAGCCATTACTACAGACAGAGGTAGTTTAGCTGCCACTTCATATAGTTTTATGGACGGTAACTGGAAATACATGTATGATCGTTATAACGATGTATACAGATGGATTCCATTAAATGGAGACACAGCAGGTTTATGTGCAAACACAGACGCAGAAGCAGATCCGTGGTTCTCACCAGCAGGATTTAACAGAGGACAAATTAGAAACGCTGTTAAACTGGCATGGAGCCCTACTAAAACAAACAGAGACGAACTATATAAAATTGGTGTAAACCCAATTATTAATAACCCAGGAAATGGGATTGTATTGTTTGGAGACAAAACTCTATTAGCAGCACCTAGTGCTTTTGATAGAATTAATGTTCGAAGATTGTTTATTGTATTAGAGAAAGCAATTTCTACTTCAGCTAAATTCCAATTATTTGAATTTAACGACGCTTTTACTAGAAATCAATTCACATCACTTGTTACACCTTTCTTAAGAAATGTACAAGGCAGACGTGGTATATTTGACTTTAAAGTAGTATGTAACGAAAGTAATAACACAGGCGAAATAATCGACACCAACCAGTTTGTTGCAGATATTTTCATTAAGCCTGCTCGTTCTATTAACTTTATTACATTAAACTTTATTGCTACTAGAACTGATGTTAGCTTTGAAGAAATTGGCGGTTAACTGTATAAATAACTATTAAGGACTAAGGAGAAAAACATGCCTAATATAACACAATTTAAATCAGCATTAGCTGAAGGCGGTGCAAGGCCTAATCAGTTTCGATTGAGCATTCCATTCCCAAGCGATGTAAAAGACGCAAATCAAACAGACCTGTTATTAGTTAGCGGAGCAGCGTTACCAGCATCAACTGTCAACCCAGTTATTACACAATACAGAGGTAGGGAAGTTAAATTTGCAGGTGAAAGAATTTTTGATCCGTGGACAATCACAGTAATCAATAATAACGACTTCACATTAAGACGAAAGTTTGAAGAATGGATGGACATTATTAATGGTAGAGATGACAACGAAGGTGAAATTGAATGGGATAAATACCAGACAGATATTACTGTAGAACATCTAGACAGAAATGATGCACCCTTAACAGGCGGTAAATATGTATTGGTTCAGGCTTTCCCAATTAACATGTCAGAAATTGCATTACAATATGCACAGAACGACATTATTGAGGAATTTACTGTAACATTCCAATATCAAACATATACAGCCCAATAATTGGGACTGAGGATATATAATTATGGACTTATTTGGATTTGAGATCAAGCGGAAGGATAACGCAGCGAACGAGAAATCGTTTGTTGCTCCTTCACAAGATGATGCTATTGAAAGCATACGAGCTGGTGGGTATTATGGCACCTACATGGATTTGGAAGGTGTTGCCCACACAGAGTCGGAGCTTATTAAAAGGTATCGAGACATCGCCGGGATGGCAGATGTCGATACAGCAGTAGAAGATATTATTAATGAATCAATAGCGCAACTTGAGAATGAATCACCCGTTGAGCTCAACTTAGATGATGTAGATTTATCATCTGCAGTCAGAAAATCAATCCAAAAAGAATTTGAAGAGATTAAAAATCTCATGGACTTTAAAAATAGAGCCCAAGATTATTATAGACGATGGTATATAGATGGAAAAATATTTTTTCATAAAGTCATCGATATGGAAAACCCTAAAGAAGGGATCAAAGATATTAGATATATTGATCCAAGAAAAATTAGGAAAGTGCGTGAAGTTAAGAAGGAAAAAAATCCTTCTGGCGTAATGTTTGTTAAAGCAGTGGAAGAGTTCTTTATCTATAATGATAAAGGAGTTACTTCCAAACCAGGAGCTTATGTAGCACCTGAAAATCAGCAAGGGCTGAAGATAACAAAAGACGCCATAGCATACGCACCAAGTGGTTTGGTAGATCACGATAAGAATATTGCATTATCGTATCTACATAAGGCAATTAGGCCAGCAAACCAACTTCGTATGATGGAGAACGCAGTAGTAATTTATAGAATTACAAGAGCTCCAGAACGAAGAATATTTTATGTAGATGTTGGTAACTTGCCGAAGATGAAGGCAGAACAATATCTAAAAGACATCATGGATAGATATCGTAACAAATTAGTTTACGATGCTAACACAGGTGAAATTAGAGATGATAAGAAGTTCATGTCTATGTTGGAAGACTTTTGGTTACCCAGAAGAGAAGGCGGAACAGGTACAAGTATTGATACATTGCCAGCAGGTCAAAACCTAGGGCAGATAGAAGATGTAGAATACTTTCAAAGGAAGTTATATCAGTCCTTGAATATACCTGTATCGAGATTAGAACAACAGGCTGGACTAAATTTTGGTAGAGCAGCTGAGATAAATCGAGACGAGATGAAGTTTACAAAATTCATCATCAAGTTAAGAAGAAAGTTCTCGGTAATGTTAAGCGATCTTTTAAAGACGCAGCTCTTACTAAAAGGTGTTATGACGGAAGACGATTGGCATAGTATCAAAGACGATATAGAATTTGAGTTTGCCACAGATGCTTATTACACAGAGTCTAAGGAACAAGAAATTCTTAGAAGTAGAGTAGAAGTATTAAACGGTCTAGCAGCATACATAGGAACATTTTTTAGTAAGCGTTACATACAAAAGAATGTATTAATGTTAACGGATGAGGAGATTGATACAATAGAAACAGAGATTATGGCAGAGCCACAATACAGTAGACAGTATCAATGGAGTCCATTACAAGCAAGTAACCCGGATCAACCGGAACCTGCAGGTAATATAAGTAATGATGTACCAGGAGAAGGAAACCCTGTTCCTGGACCTGATAATGGAGCATAATATGGCAGAAGATAGAACACAAGAAGTTAAAGATTTGGTAGGCAATATCATAGCTGGTAACAGCGGTGAGGCTCAACAACAATTTAACGATCAGATGGCATCTCGAGCACAAGAGGCGTTAGACGATCAAAAGGCAGGAGTAGCAGCAGACATATATAATAAACATACTGTTGACCCTGACATGGAACCACAGGGAGTATCATTAGATGATGCACTTGTGGATATAGATCAAGATACAGGGCGACCTGTAGAGACAGGAGAAACAAATGGCGAAGACATTTAAAAATTTTAGAGCAGGAGTTATTACCGAAAGTCCTGTTGATGGTGTAGCTAAAGGCTCACTAGACGGAGATAAACATTTATGTGCATCGAAAATTATGCACAAAGAATGGAACGAAGGTACACCTATTATAGGTGAACACGCAGAACCAGTAGACGGAACAGTCTCTTGGTATAAAGTAATGTTTGAACACGGTATAGAAACAGTTGAAGTGAATGATCCTAATGTCGAGATCCTTGAAGAAGGACCTCATATGAACCATAAGAAAAAATCATATTAAACTAATTAAAAGGAAATCACATGGCAGTCACAGTAAATAACTTAAAACTCACCCAAGTCCAGGGTGTAGTATCTGTTAGGGGGACTGCAGCAACCGGAACAATTGCTTTAGCAACAACACTAAAGAAATCTACTGAGACGCAAAGCTCCCCAGCAGTCAATATAAAAGGACTACATTGGACTTTATCTAGCGGAGCTAGCGCTAAGGTTCAACGAAACTCCGTTGTACTATTTGAACTACAAGAAAGTGGTTCATTAGATATGTACGGGTATGCAGAGAACTCAGAAAACACATCTGATATAGAAGTAGCTATTGCCGGTGGCGATGGCGGTACTGTTATAGTAGATTGTGCTAAAGTTTCTGGTTACGGTTCACAACAACATCAAGACGCACCACTAGACACTAATGATTCAGGAAGTGTTTATGACGGTGGATCTTTAGGTTAAGGAGAAATAAATGAGACTTATTAAAGAATTCAACGAAAGTATTAACTATCTCACAGAAGATAGTAAAGATCCTAAGAAGCCTAATGTATTCATTGAAGGTGTATTCTTACAATCAGATTTAAAGAACAAAAACGGTCGTGTATATCCTAAAGAGATTATGCAACGAGAAGTTAACAGATATGTTAACGAATCTGTCAACACTAAAAGAGCTTACGGAGAGTTAGGACACCCAGAAGGACCTACTGTAAACTTGGACAGAGTATCTCATATGATAGTTTCACTAAAGGAAGACGGCAGCAATTGGATTGGTAAAGCCAAAATTATGGACACACCAATGGGTAAAATTGTAAAAGAACTTATTAGCGAAGGCGCTCAACTTGGAGTAAGCTCCAGAGGATTGGGCTCTTTAAAAGAGAGGAATGGCATTAATGAAGTACAAGATGACTTTATGCTTGCCACAGCAGCGGATATTGTTGCAGATCCTAGCGCTCCAGACGCTTTTGTATCCGGTATTATGGAAGGAAGGGAATGGGTTTTTGTTAATGGTAAATGGACAGAACAAGACATAGAAGAAAGCAAGGCAATAATTAACAAGGCTTCTCAGAGAGATTTAGAAGAAGCTAAATTTGCAGTTTTTAGCAATTTTCTAGATAAACTGTCTAAAATATAATAGAAATCTGTATAAATATAAATAGTTTATTAGATTATATTAAAATTAAATAATCCTAAGAGGAGAGTAACATGGGAGTAGAATCCAAAATCAGAGAACTTCTAGAAGGCAAGTTGCAAGACGATGCTGTAGAAGTACTTGACGAACTAGCGGCAAATCGTCCATTAGATAAGTCAAGCAATGGAGATGCTAAACCACCCCTACAAGGTAACTCTAATCCAAACCCAGAACAGCAAGACCTTAGTGGTTCAAGCAACCCTGAAGGCGGATTAACAAGCCCAGTAGGAAAGGAAGCGTCAGCTAAGGCTGGCAGTGCCCCTAGACCTTCAAACTCAGGCGCTGGTAAAGCACCTAACTACAACGATGGAGAGGCAACTCAAAGCGTTGTAGCACAATCTAGCTCTAAAGGTAATGTACATCAAGAAGAAGTCGAAGAGACTGAAGATGAAGTACTAGAAGAAACACCTGAAGTAGCAGACGAAGAGATTGTTGCAGAGGAAGAAGTAGTCGAAGGCGAAGAAGTAGAATATGTTGAAGAAGGCGAAGAAGAAGTTATTGCTGAATCTGAAGAAGACGAAGTAGAAGCATCTGAAGAAGAATCAACAGAGGAAACTTTATTCGAAGAGGACATTGCTAACTTGTTCGCGGACGAGGAGCATCTTTCAGAAGAATTTAAAACACAAGCAGCTTCATTATTTGAGGCATCGGTTGTGGCCAGAGTCAATCAACAAATGGAATCCATTGAGGATGAGCTTGTTGAGGAAGCCAATAAGGCTTTTGATGAGGCAAAAGAGAAGCTCGTAGAAAATGTAGACAAATACCTCAGTTATGTAACTGAGCAATGGCTTAAAGAAAACGAGCTAGCTGTTGAGAACGGCTTACGCAACGAAATTACTGAATCATTCCTTAACGGTATGAGAGAAGTATTCAAAGAACATTATATTGATGTTCCTGAAGAAAAATTCGATGTGTTGGCAGAACAACAGTCTGAAATTGATGAGTTAAAATCTAAGTTAAACGAAGAGATTAACAAGTCAGTTGCAATCAGCGAAGACAGAGAACAACTACAAAAGGAAAAAGTTTTCCGTTCCGTGGTTGACGATCTAGCTGAAACTGAAGTGGAGAAATTCGCAGGTTTAGTCGAAGGAATTAATTTCGACGGCGAAGACAAGTATATTTCAAAACTAAATGTTATCAAGGAAAATTATTTTCCTAAAGCGAAAGCTGATGATAGTGATAAGCTAGAAGATAGCGTTGATCAGGGAACTTTAACAGACAACACCGTGATGAGTAGATATGTACAAGGTATCTCTCAAGCAGCGAAGTTTGATAAGGTTAAAAATTAACATTTTTATAAATAATTAGGTTATAGAAATAACAAACAAAGTAAAACAAGGAGAAACTGATGTATCTTTCAGAAGAACTACAAAATAAGTGGAGCCCAGTTCTTGAACATCCTGAACTCAATGAGATCAAGGACCCGTACAAGAAGGCGGTAACCACAGTAGTACTCGAAAACCAAGAGAAGGCTCTTCGTGAAGAAAAAGAAGCTCTTTTCGAGGCTACACATGCTAACCAAACAGGTGCAAGCGTTGACAACTACGATCCTATATTGATCTCACTAGTTAGACGTGCTTTACCTAACCTTATGGCTTACGATGTTTGTGGAGTACAACCAATGTCTGGACCAACTGGTCTAATCTTTGCAATGAAATCTCATTTCACCAGTCAAACTGGCGCTGAGGCTTTATTCAACGAAGCAGACACTGATTTCTCAGGTGCAGGTACACATGCTGGAGCTAATCCAGTAGACGGTACTTACACTACAGGAAACGGGGTATCTACAAGCACTGCAGAAGGTTTTGGAGACTCAACTACACTAAATGAAATGGCTTTCTCAATCGAGAAAACAACTGTTACTGCTAAGTCCAGAGCGTTAAAAGCTCAGTACACAGTAGAACTAGCACAAGACTTGAAAGCTGTTCATGGTTTAGATGCGGAATCCGAACTTTCCAATATTCTTTCTCAAGAAATTCTTGCAGAAATTAATCGTGAAGTTATTAGAACTATCTACAAAGTAGCAAAAACTGGTTCTGCCAGCACAGCTACTGCCGGAACATTTGACTTAGATGTCGACAGTAACGGAAGATGGTCCGTAGAAAGATTTAAAGGTCTTTTATTTAATATCGAGCGTGATGCTAATGTCATCGCACAAGACACAAGGCGTGGTAAAGGTAACTTCATCATCTGTTCATCAGATGTTGCTAGTGCTCTTTCAATGTCAGGTGTACTTGACTATGCTCCAGCATTATCAACTAATTTAAATGTTGATGACACAGGTAATACATTTGCTGGCGTACTTAACGGTCGTTATAAAGTATACATTGACCCATATTCTGCAAATACAGGAGCTGCTAGCCAGTTCTATGTATGTGGTTATAAAGGCACAAGCCCTTATGACGCAGGTCTATTCTACTGTCCGTATGTTCCACTACAAATGGTAAGGGCAATTGACCCTGCTACATTCCAGCCAAAAATTGGTTTCAAAACCAGGTATGGCATGATAGCTAACCCATTCGTAATGCAGTCAGACGGCACTACAGATGGAGACACATTTACAGCAGACAGAAACCAATACTACAGAAGTGTAAAAGTTTCTAACTTAATGTAATTAGGTCTTTTCGGAAACGAATTAAAACGGGCTACTTAGTAGCCCGTTTTTTTGACTTGAATTTATTTTTGATTTACAAATTCGTTGAGTTTAACAGCTACTGCTATAACATCTTCAGCCGTCATTGGTTTTAGTATAGGAAACTCAGGATAAGGAATATCCTTTGCATCTTGTGCTCTACAAACATCTTGATGATATTTGTCTACAGCCATATTACGGTTTTGTTCTACTATACATTGTGCTTGACTAAGCAATTCGGCTCGTATTTCAAAGCCTGATTTATTCTCTGACATAATTTTCTCCTGTGTGTGTGTCAAGTCCAAATTTATTTTGGACATACTATATATACAAAAGGTATTAGTCCTTCTTTACTTATGGTTAGACATAAAGTATTATAAATACTAATAAGACAAGGTAACTAATATGGCATATTCAAAAAAGGTAGTAGATAGATTTAATGATGTTTTAAATAACCCAAAATCACATGGAGTTGGCAGGTTCGATCCTAAAGACCCAAATGTTGCTACAGGCATGACGGGAGCACCGGCATGTGGAGATGTTATGAAGTTAGATTTAAAAGTAAATCCAGATACTGATGTTATTGAAGATGTAAAGTTCAAAACATACGGTTGTGGAAGTGCTATTGCTAGTTCTACAATGTTTGTGGAAATGTTAAAGGGTATTACAATGACTCAGGCTTTAGAAATTAAAGATAAAGACATTGCAGAAGCTTTAGAATTACCACCTATTAAATTACATTGTTCTGTATTAGCAGAAGATAGTATTAAAAGAGCCCTACAAGATTGGGACGAAAAAAAGAAACATAGAAATCATAATAGGGGGCCTGAATGATAGAATGGACCGATGAAGCAATGGAACAAGTGATTGAAAGATTAGAAAAGAAAAAATCACCTGGTATTAGATTAGCATTGTTAGGCGGTGGTTGTGCAGGCTTTAAATATGATTTTAATTATGCTGATGGACCTAATAACGATCAGGATGAGGAACTAGACTTTGGAAAATTCAAAATGTGGATATGTCCTATGTCGGCAGGTTACTTAGCTGGTACAGTTATTGGATGGCGAGTAGAAGGATTGGTAGAAGAATTTACATTTTGGAATCCAGCAGAATCTAGCGCTTGTGGTTGTGGAGAAAGCGTAGGATTTTAATGATGGAGATAAAAAATGGCAAAAACATGGAGTGGAAAACTCACACATAGTGGTGTAAAGAAAGCAACATCACAGGGCGTCGGAGGAAGAGGTAGAAAAGTTAAACTTGCTACTTCCACGATGAATAAAAACAGAAAAAGAAGTTATAAAAAGTACAGAGGACAAGGTAGATGACAACAACCAATATTACGAATGTTTCAGAAGCATCGTGGAGTAATGCTAACCCAAATGAGTTAGACTATTTGCGTCCTAACGCATTTAAATTTCAGATACATAACATTCCTAATACAAGTTACTTCTGTAACGCTGCTAACATACCAGAAATGAATTTGCCACCTGCAATTCAACCCAATCCTTTAGTAGATATAGGACACCCAGGCGATAAAATAGAATTTGGTACTTTAATGATACGATTCCTCATACAAGAGGACATGAAAAATTATAAAGAACTATATGATTGGATGGTAGGCCTAGGTTTCCCTAAAGACAGCAAGCAATTTGCAGAATATACAAAAACACAAAACTATAGGTTCCCAGATATATCACCTGAGAGCTCACAAGGGTTAGGACAGTATAGTGATGCTACACTTACCCTATTAGATTCAAACAACAACGCAAAAGTGGTAATTAGTTTCGTCGATGCTTTCCCTACAAGTTTACAGGGTTTGGATTTTGAGATAGTAACAGGCAGTACAGATTATATGATGGGTGTTGCTATGTTTAAGTACTCATTATTTGAAATCGAAGTCTTATAATACCAAAAGGTACAATAACTAGTTGACTCTTACATAGCAAGAGTCTATAATGTATATATTATGATAACTCTAAAAGAACTACAAGACATGTGGCAAGAAGACTGTAAGGTTGATGAACTTAACCTTGGACAGGAGTCTACACGCATACCAGAACTACATTCTAAGTATCTTAACCATTTATCTACACTAAGACTACAATGTCGCAGATCCCAAAGTGAATTATTTAAAATGAGAAGGCTGAAGTGGAAGTATTATCGAGGTGAGTTAGATCAAAAGGAATTGAATGAAAGAGGCTGGGATCAGTACTTAGGTAACGCTCCTCTTAATAATCAGATGAATGAGTTCTTAGACACAGACGAAGATGTTATTAAATTAACCGATAAATTGGAGTATTTAAACACTTGTTTGACCCTGTGTGAGAGTGTTATGAAGTCGATTTCTAGTCGTTCTTTTGATATTAAAAACGCAATTGAATGGACTAAGTTTACAAACGGGTCTTACTAGTGAAAAATATTTGGCCGGTATCTAGGAGCAAAAAAAGTTGATCAAGGTTTCTAAAAAAGACGAAGTACATATTAGTGTAGATACAGATCCAAGTACTGCACAAGAGATATGTGACTTCTTTACTTTTGAAATACCTGGTGCCAAGTTTATGCCTCTATACAAGAAGAAAGTATGGGACGGCAAAGCAAGATTGTTTAATATATACAACCGAGAATTATACATAGGTCTTTTGCCTTACTTGAAAGAGTTTGCAGAAACCTTAGAGTATAATATAGAAGTAAACATGCCTGACATAGGCGAAACCATAGACATAGATAGATTTACTAATGAATTGAGGTTACAATCCAATGGAAAACAAATCGAAATTAGAGATTATCAGAAAGAAGCGGTTACAAAGGCAATTAATGTTGGGAGAACTCTCCTCTTATCTCCAACTGCTTCTGGGAAGTCTCTTATTATTTATAGCCTTATCCGTTATCACCAACTGAAAGGTAGAAAGCAACTAGTAATTGTGCCTACTACATCTTTGGTAGAACAAATGTATGGAGACTTTCAGGACTATGCTACGGCAGACACTTGGCAAGTAACAGAAAATTGTCATAGGATATATGGTGGTAAAGAAAAAACAAATGAATATCCTATAACAATAAGTACATGGCAATCTATATACAAGTATCCTAAAAAATGGTTTGAACAATTTGAAGTAGTATATGGAGATGAGGCACACTTGTTTAAAGCAAAATCATTAACAACATTAATGAACAAGCTTACAAACACACCTTTTAGAATAGGAACAACAGGTACATTAGATGGAACTAAGACACATAGGCTTGTACTAGAAGGTGTGTTTGGACAAGTACACAAGGTTACAACTACTAAAAAATTAATGGACGATAAGCAACTAGCCACATTAAAAATTTTATGTTGTATGATTAACTGGAAGGACGCACATAGAAAAGAAGTAAAGGGTATGACTTACCAAGAAGAAATAGATTGGATAGTAACACACCCAGATCGTAATGAAATTATAAGAAAATTAACTGTTGCACAAGACGGTAACACACTTGTTCTATTTCAATTTGTAGAAAAGCATGGTACAGTATTACATGAAATGATAAGCAAAACAGTTAAAGAAAACAGAAAAGTATTCTTTGTATATGGTGGCACAGATACAGAGGTAAGAGAAGAAATAAGAGCTATTACAGAAACACAAAACGATGCTATCATCATTGCCTCATACGGCACATTTTCAACGGGTATAAATATAAGGAACCTTCATAATATTGTGTTTGCCTCGCCTAGTAAGAGTAGAATAAGAAACTTACAGAGTATAGGACGAGGACTTCGTAAAGGAGAGAACAAAGTATCATGTAATCTTTTTGATATTGGTGATGATTTAGCGTGGAAGTCTAAAAAGAATTACACACTTAACCACTTAATAGAGAGGATCAAGATTTATAACGAAGAAGGTTTCGATTATAAACTTGTTAAATTAGATGTCTGATATAAGCATATTAAAATTAATGGACGGCACTACAATCGTAGGCAGACTAACACAAGACGGAGATCTTGTAGAAATAGAACATCCAATAGAATTGGTGTCTAATATAACACCTGTTGGAAATATATTAGGTGAGCAAGTAAGTTTAAGACCTTATGTTGCTATAGCACAAGAACATATTTTTACTATAGAAAGATATAATGTTATTAATATATCTACTCTACAGGAAAATTTTGTTGACGGCTATGAAAGAATGGTAGAAAATATTTATTTCAGAGAACAACAATGGGACGGTGACTTAATGTCAGAGGAACCAGACTTAGATATAGATACAATGACAGAACTTGCAGATGCAATTATAAAGAAACAAATACATTAGGAGTATATTATGGCAAAAAGACGTGACCCTAACTCGGCACACTATATAGACAACAAGGAGTTCCTTGTAAAGATTAGTGCTTACCGAGAGGAAAGAATTGAAGCAGAAGAGAGTGGAGATGAAAGACCACAAGTAACAAATTATATAGGCGAGTGCTTTGTTAAAATAGCAAATCATTTAGCATATAAATCTAACTTTGTAAACTATACATTTAGAGATGAAATGATTTTAGATGGTATTGAAAACTGTCTTACATATATGGATAACTTTGATCCAGCAAAATCTAAAAATCCTTTTGCATACTTTACACAAATCACATACTACGCTTTCATTAGGCGTATCCAAAAAGAAAAAAGACAAATGGAAACTAAGTTCAAATATATTAAGAGCTTAGATATAGATCAAATCTTAGAACAAAGCGCAGACGGAAGTGAACACTCTAATGATTACCTAAGTTATATGAGAGGCATGATTGAGCAAGCAGAGGCAGATAATGCTAAAGCTGACGCAGCTAACGCAGGTAAAAAGATGCCTAAGCGTAGACCTAAATACTTAGATGAAAAAATTAAGGCAGAGGAAGCAGCAGCTAAGGCAGAGGAAGATGCGAAAAGCTAGTAAAGATATAAAAGGATTTTATGAGTGGGACTTTACAGACATTGTTGCTGAACTTCCTGACAAAGGTAAACTTATAGAAATAGGTTCTTATGTAGGCAAGTCTGCGGTATCTTGGGCTGAAGCATTTGAAAAGGCAGGTAAGGATTATACTATACATTGTGTTGAAGTATTTGTAGGTATAGGTAATACAGGTAGAGCTTCAGTAATGAATGAAGAATTAAAAACATTTCTGGATAGTTTAATGTGTACTGCTGAAGAACAAGAACAACAGTTTATAGAGAATACAAAGGGCTGGAATATAACATACGAAAAGAAACACTTTACAGAAGATTTTGAATTGGCAGAGGAGTATACAGTACTATGGTATGATGCTAATCATTCAGAACAATCTGTAACAACAGCAATTAATTATTGGCAGGACAAAGTACAAACAATGGTTATTGATTGTTATGATACGGTTCATCCAGAGACTATGACAGCAATAGATACATCTGGTTTAAACTTTAAACTATTTGAATTTAACAAGGGAACAAAGGGGATAGCATTATTTGGTTGAAAAGGTCAACCAAAAGCGCTAAGAGTAGGTTGATTCTTACTTCACCCTTATATATAATATCATATTATGAAACTGAGATACAGCGAAGCATTTTATAGCATACAAGGCGAAGGTAGATTTGTAGGAGTACCTAGTGTATTCTTAAGAGTCTTTGGCTGTAACTTTGAATGCGCTGGTTTCGGACAAGAGCGTGGCAAGTATATTGCTACAGACCAAATGCCTTATATGACAGATCCTAAAGGCGATAAAAATCACCCAGAAGCTTATAAAGATATTTCAGAACTGCCTGTCACGCCTGTAGGTTGTGATAGTTCTGCTTCTTGGGCTATGAAATATAAACATTTACAAATGACTAAGACTGTTGATGAGGTATATGAACACATTATAAGTCTTTTACCTAATGGAAGATTTGATGAGAAGAATGATATACATTTGGTTATTACAGGTGGAGAACCTTTACTCGGTTGGCAAAGAGTATGGCCTGAATTAATTAAAATGTGTATGGAAGTAGGTTTGACTAATGTAACATTTGAAACTAATGGAACACAATTAATTAAACCTGAACTAGCAAACTTCTTTAATGAAAATTATAAGGGTATACATGTAACTTGGAGTACATCTCCTAAGTTAAGTCTTAGTGGTGAGAAGAATGAAGATGCTTTAATACCTGACGCACTTGTTACAATGAACCAGGTTGTTAATTCTCACTTGTATAATAAATTTGTCGTTAGAGACATAACAGACTTCGAAGAAGTTGATAAGTTTTATCTAACTTATCAGAAAAGTGGCGTACAAATAGATGCTGTTTACTGTATGCCAGAAGGCGCTACACTAGAACAACAAACACTAACTGCTAAAGGCGTAGCAGAGGCTTGTATGAAAACAGGATACAAGTTTAGCCCTCGATTACATATCGATTTATTTGGCAACGCTTGGGGTACATGATGAAATGGAAACAAATTAAAGAAACATTATGGGGACAAAATCCTCAGCAAGAAATTGATACTTGGAAAGATCCAGATCCAGATGATGTAACAATAGATAATGCTTACAAAACAAGATGGATTTGGTACCATACAATCCTAGCAGTAGAATTATTTCTAGTAGTTATTATTCAACTGTTAATACTATTTTTATTGGCGGTAAAACTATGACAGGTGACGCAACAAAACTTTATATATCGTGGGAAGATGTTAATGAATTAGTCTTTAAATTATTTAAAGAGTTAGGAAAACAAGATATAGACAAAGTGGTAGGCATATCAAGAGGTGGATTAATACCTGGTGTTATGCTTTCACATTGGCTAGGCGCTGGCTTTGAACCACTTGAATGGCAAACTAGAGATGGTGAGTTTCAAGATAAGATTAAAGCTAACGGATTCAACAAAAATTTAAAGGGCACTATTTTTGTTGATGATATATGTGATAGTGCCTTAACAATAAAACAGATCAAGGAAATTATTCCAAACAGCAGGTGGGCTGTATTACACCAAAAAGCAGACATAGAGCTTGACTTTGTAGGCGAAAGACTGCATAATAACGACAAAAGATGGATAGTTTACCCTTGGGAAACATAATCTCATACAGGAGACAAAATGATTAGTGAAGAGATAAAAGCTAGGTTACTAGAAACAGGACAAAGATTCCATGCGTCTGATAATATATCAGATGTTCTAGAGCCAGGCGATAAAGATAAATTGATTGATGAATTGGCTGGCAAGTTCCATGATGTTCTAAAGTCATTAGTAATAGATGTAGAAGGCGACCCTAACAGTATAGACACTGGTAGGCGTATGGCAAAAATGTATATAAACGAAATTATGTCAGGTAGATATAATAAAATGCCAGACCCTAACAGTTTTCCTAACTATGTAGAAGATGGTTATGAAGGTATGTTGGTTGTGAGAAGTGAATTGAAAAGTGTATGTTCTCATCATCACCAAGCAGTTCGAGGCACAGCATACATAGGACTTATTGCAGGAGATAAACTATTAGGTCTAAGTAAGTACACAAGGATTGCACAATGGTGTGCTATGCGTGGTACATTACAAGAAGAACTTAATGTTATGATCGCTAATAAGATACAAGAACATACAGGCGCTGAACATGTAGGTGTTTATGTACAAGCAACGCATGGTTGTTGTGAGAACAGAGGCATTAAGGCACATAGTTCCTTAACACAGACAACTGTATTAAGAGGCGGATTTAAAAATTCAGACTTGAAGAAAGAATTTTTCGATAACATTAAATTACAACAAGAGTTTGCACCAAGATAATGAATATTAATGGTAAACATGTAGTCGTTGATTTAGAAACACTTAGTACACATGCAGATGCATGTATTGTTTCTATTGGTGCAGTGCTTATTGACAACTTAGAAATCTCAGATACATTTTATATTAATGTTGATGGTAGAACTTGTAAAGAAGCAGGACTACATATAGAACCTGATACAATAAAATGGTGGGGCGAACAAAGTAAAGAGGCACAAGAAGCTTGGCAAAAGAATCCTGTTCCATTACAAGAAGCAATTGATAAATTTACATTATGGTATGGCAAAGAGTCTATTCCTATTTGGGGGTACGGTGCTAACTTTGATGTAGTAATATTAGAGAGTGCTTATAGAGCCTTGAACATGCCTTTCCCTTGGAAGTTCTGGGACATCTCTTGTTTAAGAACAATAATGAATGTCTTAGATAAAAGATTACCTAAGGCAAACAATCACAATGCGTTAGATGATGCTACGGCAGAGGCGAAAGTATTAATTGAGATATTAAAATCATGAGTAGAAAATTAGATTATGTAGTTTCAGGCACAAGTTATATGAGGTTTAGTAACCCAGGTATAGCTAAAGACGAAACGAATTCAAGCATTATTAATGTGCTTATAGACAAGCTGGTAACAGATGTTCACAGTCATAAATTTAGTATGTTATATAACGGACATACAGAGTCCAGCTTTGGAGATAGATTTACAGCATATAAGGATCATGTACATGAGATACATGCAGACTCAGGTGGACTACAAATTGTTACTCAAGGTATGACTATTACAGATGAATTAAAAGATAAAGTATATGAGAACCAGGCAAAGTGGGCTGATGTAGGTATGTGCTTTGATGAGATACCTGTAGTCCTTACAGGAGATAGATCAGATAGAAACGATACAAAAGCTAGGTTCTTTGACTTTGAAAATTATGAAGAACTAGCTCGTAAGACAGGTAGAAATGTTAAACGACAATTAGAAATATTTGAAAAGAATGATAGTAAGTGTAAACCTTATATTATCCTACAAGGTAATTGTGTTGATACATATCTTAGATGGTATGAACTTCTAATGGAGGAAGTACCTGCAGAATGGCATGATAGAATTGGTGGTGTAGCAATGGGAGCAGCAGCTCTAGGCACAGGTCCACTTGAAGATGTTAAACGAGCCTTTATTGCTAGTGAGATTGCTAAGGTATGGCCACAAGAAACTATGCACCTACATGTATTAGGAGTAGGTAGTATTAGGCGTATGATTCCTTATCTAGTCTTTTGTCAGAACGGTTTGTATGACAATGTAGAAATATCTTATGACTCTACTACACATAGCAGGGCGGTTGAGACAGGTTTATACTACATGGGACAAGGCACAACTAAGTTCAGTAGAAAAATGTCTAATTTGTATCGAGAAATGTACGATAATGTGCAGGAAACGATCCAATTAGGCGTAGAATTAGACGAATTTCACACCATTATGAACACACCTAGCATGAAGGCAAAAGAGAAATATGGCAATTTAAACAAATGGATCTATGTTAGAACAGCATTTATCCTTATGTCCATTAGAAACTTTATGGGGCATCTAGAACAGATGATGAATGACAAAGAAACCTTATTGAAGTTTACGGGTAAGATGAAACTTGACGGACAGTTCAGGAACCTCTATAATGTAACTAATCGTGAGCAGTTTGATGCTTGGGAAAATAACCAGTACTTAGGTGGTAGTATGAAATCAATGGCAGTAGGCACAGAAGCACCTAGTAGTTTAGAGGACTTATTTGAATGAATATATTTTTACTTAATGAAAATCCATTGTTGTGTGCAGAACAACATTGTGATAAACATGTTGTTAAAATGGTAATTGAATATGCACAGCTTATGTCTACAGCACATAGGTACTTAGACGGAGAATTATATGGAGAGCTTACAGACAAAGGTAGAAAAATTAAAAGGTGGCGACATCCAAACTCTAACATGGAGTCTACTTTATACAAGGCCAGTCATGTCAACCATCCAGATGGTTTGTGGGTTAGAAATAGTAATGCCAATTACGATTATCTATATGATCTATGGTTTAAATTATGTAAAGAATATACTCACAGGTATGGTAGGTTACACTTAACACAAGAAAAATTAGAACACTTACTTAGGTATGCACCTAAGAATATTCCACATGCTGATACAGCAGATGTAAAAGGCTTGCCACTAGCAATGCCTGATGATGTAAAAGGTGAGAGTGTAGTCAACTCTTATCGTAGGTATTACAACAAATATAAAATTGACTTTGCTAAATATACAAACAGAGAGGAACCAACATGGCTAACAAGGCATACCGTAAACGCTATATAAAAGTAAGCTTTCAGAAAGAAGGAGTACACTTCTTCCCTGGAGCAGATACAAATCCTAAATATGCTACAGGCGATTGGGATGATGTTAGCTTCTTAGGATATCCTCATAGGCACATGTTCCATTTCTATATTACATTAGGAGTTACACATAACGATCGTGATGTAGAGTTCATACAATTTAAGCGTGAACTAGAAAGAACTTTTGATCAAGGTGTAATTAAACTAGACCACCAATCATGTGAAATGATTGGCGAATCACTTATAAATTATATAGAAGAGAAGTATCCTAACAGAGCTGTTAGAGTTGAAGTATTTGAGGATAATGAAAACGGAGGCATCATAGAAAATGATTTATTTAGTTGATTTAGAATATGTAGAAACTAGATATACTGCCCAATGGAAAACAGAATTCCCTCAGCAAATAGCAGATGAGACTGGACAAGACATTACAGTTATTGAAGGTCCAGAAGAAATAGCAGCATGCACAACACCAGGTGCTTTTTTAAACTTTGCAGGCACAAACATTTATAAAGCAGAACAAGTAAAATTGTTAGCAGAGTACTTTAATAATAATCAGATTAAGAATGGAGATCACTTTGTTTTTGCAGACGCTTGGCATCCAGGTATAATTAATCTTAAATATATGTTAGATCTATTTCAGATAGATGCAACAATACATGCACTATGGCATGCAGGCAGTTATGATCCACAAGATTTTTTAGGTAGAAAGATAGGCAATAAACCTTGGGTTAGACATACAGAATTAGCTTTCTTCGATGCTATAGATAAAAATTATTTTGCTAGTAATTTTCATATAGAAATGTTTGCTAGTACATTCTTTAATCCTTCAGACGAAGAATATATTAATAGTAAAATTGTTAGAACAGGCTGGCCTATGGAGTACTTAGGTAACTACATACAAGCAGGTAGAATAGAAAAAGACAATATTATTTTATTCCCTCACAGAGATGCACCTGAGAAACAACTAAGTATATTTAAAGATTTAGAAAAAGAATTACCACAATATAAATGGATTAATTGTAACGAATATAATTTAACTAAGGTTGAATATAATCAGTTACTTGAACAATCCAAGATGGTATTCTCAGCAAACTTACAAGAAACATTAGGCATTAGCTGTTATGAAATACTAATGGCAGGAGGTATGCCTCTTGTTCCTAATAGACTATCTTATGTAGAAATGTATGAGGATATATTTAAGTACCCTACGCAATTTACAAAAGACTGGAAAGGATATCAAGACAATAAAAGTATTCTATTAGGCAAGATAGAAACAATGATGGAAAATTTTAATTCACCTGAAATACAAGGTGCAATTAAGAGTAATAGAGACACGCTGAAGACACAATACTTCTCGGCAACAAACATATATCAGGAGTTAATGAATGAGAAAATTTAAATATTTATCTACAAAAACATATGGACATGAGGAAGGCTTATCATGTGTATTTAGACAACCCTTGGCCTTACATAGTCATTGCAGTTTATTACATGGATATGCTTTATCTTTTAGTTTTAAGTTTGGTTGTGAGAAATTAGACGACAAGAATTGGGTAGTAGATTTTGGCAACTTAAAGGAATTAAAAAAGTGGTTGAAAGATTCTTTTGATCACAAACATGCAGTAGCAAAAGACGATCCTGAGATGGGAACATTTCTTAAACTAGAAGAACAAGGATTGTCAGAAGTAGTAGTAATGAATGGTGTTGGTTGTGAGAAATTTGCAGAACAAGCATTTCATTATGCAGATGAATTAGTAAGTAACTTGACAGACGGCAGATGTTATGCTGTCTCATGTGAAGTTAGGGAACACGGGGCTAACAGCGCTATATACGAGGGCTAACTTATGAAAGTAGCTCTAGTTACAGACACCCATTTTGGTGCCAGAAGTGATAGTCTAGCTTTCGATGCTTACTTTGCTAAGTTTTATGACGAAACATTCTTTCCTTATTTAAAAGAACATGATATTAAAACTGTATGCCACTTGGGTGACATATTTGATAGACGAAAGTATATAAATTTTAATACATTGAAGTCCTGTAAAAGATACTTCTTTAAACAGGCAGAGGATTTAGGTATAGACATACACATGATTCCAGGTAATCATGATACCTATTTTAAAAATACAAATGATGTAAACAGCCCTGACTTATTGTTAGGAGAATATAACAACATAACATTATATCAGGAACCAACAGAAATAATGTTAGATAGAGAGAAGGTACTTTACCTTCCATGGATATGTGGTGAGAATTATGACAGGACTATGGCCAAAATTAAAGAATCTGACGCAAAGACTTGCTTCGGACATTTCGAGTTCGCAGGTTACTTCCTTCTTCCTGGAATGCCTAATCTCCATGGCATGGATACTGACGCTTTTGTTGACTTTGATCTTGTGGTCAGTGGCCATTTCCATCATCGCCATAGCAGAGGGAATATTACATATATGGGCAACCCTTATGAAATCACTTGGTCTGACTATAAAGACCCTAGAGGTTTCGCCATATATGACACGGTTAAAAGAGATTTGGAGTACATCAACAACCCGTTTAGAATCTTCCACAAGATTTATTACGACGATTCAGATTTCGAGGGGAGCAATGCCATTAGCAATTTTGATTTTACTAGTGTCGTTGGTTCTAATGTTAAACTAATTGTAAATAAAAAGACAGACTATAAAAAGTTTGATGTCTTTGTAGACAAATTATACACATGCAATCTAATTGATCTAAAAATTATTGAAGACTTCTCAGAGTTTGAGGATGAGGCATTGGGTGAGGAAATAGATCTAGAAGATACAATGACATTGCTAAAAGAATATGTTGATGTTGTTGAAACAGATTTAGACAAACAACGAATTAAAAATTTACTACAGAGCCTATACATCGAGGCACAAGATACAGTATGATACAATTTAAAAATATTAAATGGAAAAATTTCCTGTCGACTGGTAATGCTTATACAGAGATTGATTTTACAAAGTCTCCTAGTACATTAATTATAGGTGAGAACGGTTCAGGTAAATCTACATTATTAGATGCTTTGACATTTGCATTATTTAATAAACCTTTTAGGAATGTATCTAAGCCCCAACTTATTAATACTATTAATGGCAAGAATTGTTTAGTAGAAATAGCATTTAGTATAGGCACAAAGAACTATACTATTAAGAGAGGACTACAACCTAGAGTATTTGATATTACAATTAATGGAGACTTGTTAGATAAGAATGCTAACATAAGAGACTTCCAAAAATATCTAGAAGAGAATATTCTAAAACTTAATTACAAGTCTTTTACACAAATTGTTATGTTAGGTAGTGCCTCATTTACACCTTTCATGCAGTTACACTTGGGTGCTAGGCGAGAGATTATTGAGGATATATTAGACATCAGTATCTTTACAAGCATGAATGCTGTACTTAAAGGCAAGCTTACACAATTAGAAAACGATAAAAGAATTATAGAAGGTGAGATAGATGTTGCAAAACAAAAGTGTAATCTTCAAGAAACATATATAAAAACATTGGAGGATGATAAATCATCTAAAGTCACACAGATCTTAAAAGACATTAAGGAGACTGATAATGCGATCGAGACGGCTACTGAAGAAGCTCAGCGATTCGGGAAGGAGAAGCAGGAGGTTGGTCCTGTTAGCGAAAAGAAAAGAAAACTTGAAGAATTTAGAAGCAAGTTCGAAAGTCAAATTGCCAACCACAGAAAAGAACTAGAGTTCTTCCACAACAATGAAGAGTGTCCTACTTGCCAGCAAGGCATAGAACACGATCACAAAGATTTAATGACACAAAGAGATGAACAAAAAATCTCTGAACTTGAAACAGCTCTAGAAGAACTGAATACGAAGTATAGCGAGGTAGAAGTATTAGTACAAAAGGTTCAAGAGTTAGATGAAAAGATAATAGAAACAAACAATGAAGTCATTACACAACAAAGAATACAACAGCGCCTACAGTTAGAACTTAGTGATACAGAACACAAGACAGGCAACATTAAAGATGAGAAAACAAAACTTAAAACTCTAGCAAAGAGTACACTTAAAAAGGTTGAAAGTAGAAGTGAACTAAGCAACAACGAACATTATTTTAATGTTGCTAAGTCTATGTTACAGGATACCGGAATCAAGACAAAGATTATAAAAGCATATCTACCTATAATAAATAAATTAGTTAACAAATATTTAGCAGCAATGGATTTCTTTGTTCAGTTTGATTTAGACGAAACATTTAAAGAAACTATTAAGAGTAGAGGCAGAGATAAATTTAGTTACGCATCTTTTAGTGAAGGTGAAAAACAAAGAATAGATTTAGCATTAGTTTTTACATGGAGAACTATTGCTAAGATGAAGAACAGCGCTAGTACAAATATTTTATTATTAGATGAAGTGTTTGATAGTAGTTTAGATGTTAATGGTACAGACTATGTTATGGAATTGTTGAACACAATAGGCGAAGATACAAATGTCTTTGTAATCTCGCACAAGGGTGATCAACTATTTGACAAGTTTAGATCTGTAGTTAGATTTGAAAAAAGACAAAACTATTCTGTATTAGAGAATAGGAAAAAAGAAAATGAAATACACTGAACAATTTGCCAAACACGAATACTTAACAGACAAATGCTGGCCACATACATATGGTCCTAAGATTTATGATGACTTGTTTGAACCTATACAACATACAGTTAGAAATTATTTAGAGTTAGGCTCTGCTTATGGTGGGTCTGCTTTATTAGCTAGAGATTATTTTACTAGGGCTACAGTATGGACAGTAGATATTGTTAGTCCTAATAGAAGAATACAATCCTCAGATAGAATTATTACATTACAAGCAGACGCATATCAAAAACGAATAGCTGATATGTTTCCACCTGACATGGATATTATTATTGATGATGCCTCACATAATATAGAGCATCAACAAAAAGCAATTGAATTATATCTTTCTAAACTAACAGTAGGTGGACATTTTATTATAGAAGATGTAGAGTCTCCAACAAACTCTTTTAAATTGTTTGATAAAAAAGTAGACGAGGTTTATAACAAATTAAAGACTCGAGGTAATATGTATCTTGACTATGAAGTATCTACATACGAAGGCCCAGAGTACTATGCTAATGTAAAACCTGGAAGAGAAGAACAAGCAGAAGAAGAAATGAAAGAGTATGGTGAGTTAAGACTAAAAGCAAAGAATGATAACTTATACATTGTAAAGAGAAAAGTATGAATAATGAAAATATCAAAGTTATATTAAGAAATCCATTACAAGTAAAAGTCCAAGAAGGTTATAGTGACTTTTTAGAATACACTATTCATCCTTTAGATACACCTATTAAAGAAGCTTGGTTAGAAAAACTTAGAGATATACTTAGACAAAATTTACCTATTGACAATGACTTTTGCCACTTAGGTTTCCCACAGACACATAGGGACTTACCTTTTCTATGTAATAGACTCAACGATTGTAAAAGAATAATAAATGAATTTCCCTGGGAAGACTTTGTACTCAGACCAATAAAAATAACAGAAACATTTACACCTGAATTATGTGTAAGAGAAGAGTCGGTTCATACAGGTATCACAGGAGGCGCAGACGATTGGGTTAATCATGATGTAATGAATACTCTTCATAACTATTTTGAGAAAATGAATGGTACAATAGAAAATCCTTCTCCCTATATAGCAGCAGCACAAAAATGGCCAGAGATAATAATTGATGATGTTATACATTATCCTAAAAATGTAGATCAAAATACACCATGCGCACAGGCAATAAAAGATCTAAATTTAATATGTCATGAGATGGAATCATTAATTAACGCAATGAAAGCAGGGCTAGATGCTACATCAACAACTATTGTACAATGGAACAGATCAGATAGATGGCCTTTAGAAGACTATATGAGAGATGGATTCGTACAAAATAGATACAAAAGAGTTCCTGGTGGTGTATATTTACATTGGAGTCAAGTAGGTAAAACATTATTAGAAGTATTCAATGATGAAGGTGCTCCTAAGTTAGACAAAACAACCTGTGAGGCTATAACACATTTGGATTATTATAGTGCAATGTTTGATATACATTGGGGACCTGATCAAGACTGGGCACCGGATACTTTCTGGCCTTGGTTAGAAGAGAATGGATTAGATCCTAATGATAAATATCTTTCATTAGGATTCATGCCTATAGGTCAAGTAAACTTAGAACAATCTTTCGGAACGGAAGATCCCAAGAAAATTTTAGCTATTAAAGGCAGGTATCTACATATACATAGTATAGAGTTCGATGGTATTAAAGCTGTGTATGAGTAAATGGCACGGTGGTAAAGGTAGTAAGCGACGACAAGGTAATGAAGATGCTTATAGAGATAATTGGGATTTAATTTTTAAAAGGAAAAAAATGATAGAGATATATGGAAAACCAAGGTGTCCTTTTTGTGATAGAGCTAAAGCACTATGCGAACAGAAAGGATTAGATTATACTTATAAAATGTTGGATGCAGACTTTACTGCTGAGGAGATGTTTGAAAGAGCACCTAACGCTAAAACATTCCCACAAATTTTTATAGACGGTGAAGCTATTGGAGGCTTTACAGAACTGGAGAAACTACATGGCTGAGTTTACTGGCACAGGTTATATTGCTTTGCCGCTAACAGTACATATAAAGGACAGTCCTATCCATGGACAAGGTCTTTTTGCTAAGGAAGACATTCCTGTAGACACAGAGCTAGGAGAGGCACATGCTTTTCTAATGCAGGATTGGGATGGAGAAGGAGAGTGGGGTAGAAAAGAATGGATGAGAACTCCTTTAGGAGCTTTTATTAATCATAGTAATACACCTAATGCTCTTGTAGAAGTAAGAACTCCTGTAGAGTATCCTAATACCACAACACTAATTACAACCACTAATATTTTAGCTGGCGAAGAAATAACAGTATCATATGATGAAGGTACATTTTCATTACTAGGACTATGAGTTTTAGTAAAGAAACATATCGTCCGTTACCAGAAGGGTTGACAATATCTCAATCCAAAATAGATGGACTAGGGCTACACGCCTTAAAAGATTTCGAGGCAGGAGAGAAGTTTGGTGAGACACATGTATTAGTACATAGTAGAGACAGACATGAATGGATTAGAACACCTCTTGGTGGATTTATAAATCATAGTGATAATCCTAATTGTTTTATTACTACAGACGCAGGTGATAGAACATTATATGCAACGATGCCTATTAAAGAAGGCGATGAAATTACAGTCTATTATAGATTCAAAGGTTACGACGGCATTATACATAATGATACAGAACCAGATATAGGATGTTAAAATGGAAGAAGCAACGATAACAGAAAGTGAAACAACAGTATTGGATAAATTAGAGTTAATACCTTTTAACGATCCTTTATTAAAAAGAAAACCTAAACCTTTTGACTTTGATAAAGACAATGCAAAAGAACTTAAACAAAAACTTCTCAAGGCAATGCACGAACTTGGAGGTGTAGGACTATCAGCTAACCAAGTAGGAATAGATAAGGCAGTATTTGTTATAGGCGACGGTAAAGAAGAAGGACTACAAAAAGCATTCTTTAATCCTGAGATACTAGGTATAGGAAAAGACATGGAGTCTATGAAAGAAGGATGTTTATCCTTCCCAGGTTTGTGGCTTATGGTAAGTAGACCTAAACAGGCTATGATAAAATATTGGGACGAAGAAGGTGAAGAACATATGGAAACTTATGAAGGTGTAACGAGTCGTGTTATACAACATGAGTACGATCACATGTTAGGCCATAATTTTACATACAGAGTGTCTAAAATAAAATTAGATCGTGCTCTTAAAGCAATAGATAAAAAGATTAAGAAGTACCAAAGACGCCAGGCTCAGGCCAAACAGGCATAAATAGTATTAAAGGAGAAACAGATGGCAGATGACATATTTGACTTTGGTTTTACAGCAGTAGACGAACCTGATACACAGGCTTCTGCTCCTGCGCAACCAACTGTAGACTCAGACGCAATCTTAGATAAACTAGCACAACTAGAAGCTAAGGTATTGAACGCAGATAACTCTGGAATGGTTAATGAACACAGGGCATTAATAGAATCAGATGTATCTAGCAAACTTCGTGATGTAGAGGATCTTGTCCTCCCTTTACTTTACAATTTGCAAAAAAATCCTGAAAAGGAATATATTCATTGGCCAAATAGAACGGCTATTATTGACAAACAAATTGAAAAGATAAAGGCGGTAACAAGATACTATGAGCGAGTCTAACGGATTAAATAAAAACCAATTACAAAACGCATACCAAAGACCAGTAGCTAACATCTATGACTTGTACCTTACAGGTGCAATAGGAGATGCCAAAGACTATCAAGATTGGAATCAAATGATGAGATCAGCTACGGAAAATGATGTTGTTTACATACACATTAATTCTAATGGCGGTGAGATATTTACAGCTATACAATTAATGAGAACAATGCAGGAGACACAAGCAACAGTCATAGCTTCTGTGGAAGGTATGTGCATGTCAGCAGCCACATTACTATTCCTAACAGCAGATGTATGTGAAGTCTCAGAACATAGTCATTTTATGTTCCATACATACAGTTCAGGTAATTGGGGTAAGGGTAGTGAACAATTAGCCAATGTAATGGCAGATGATAAGTGGGCACGACATTTATTCAATACAGTTTATAAAGGATTTTTAGATCCTAAAGAGATGGAGTCAATGATTGATGGTAAAGATTTATGGATGAATCCTGCAGAAGTAGGCAAAAGACTAGAAAAAAGAAACAACCTGGCTAAGAAAGCTAGAGGACCAAAAAAGAAACAAAAAGCTTTACTTTCACCTACAAAGGCTTCATAATAATAAGCGTAATAGGAGAAACTATGATGAGAGAATTAAAAATATTTTTTACGGCAATGTTTATATTTGCTTTACTAGCAGCTTGGGCACCAAGAGCTAACGCAGCAGATACATCAGATGTAATTGGAGCACTTTTATTTGGAGGTTGGTTAGGTAGTGAAATACAAAAAGACAGACGACCTATTGAACCTTATGTAACACATTTTCCTCATGGAACAATCATTGTTCCTGGATTCAAACAAAGAACAAACATGCAATGCTTTTTTGAAATAGAAGCAGATGGCATGCCCAAGTATGCTGTACCTAACTGTTCTACTACTGGTAGCAGTTATTATAACAGACACACTAACACAAAAATCCTGCAACAGGATATGTATCCTTGTGGTAGTTATTGGGGATATGGTTGTCAGTACTTAGTTCAAAAGCTAAAAGCTGGAACCATTACAGGGGTATTTAATTTTAATTAAGGAGTAAGATGAAACACTTAAATGTGAAAGCCCTACTATTAGTAGGACTATTTTTCGTTATGACACCAGTAAAGGCGTCAGATGTAGAAGAAGTGATAGTGATCGGAGCTAATATAGCTCAAGGTTATTCTCAGCCAGAGTATGATGGCTCTGTAATAGAAGCATTAGATCCCACAAGAGTCTTTCAGCCAGGAGGCGTAGGCGGATTTGTAGGAGCAACAACACATGGAACAGATGTAAAACATACAGCTGTATATAGGAACGGAATTCCTGTTAACGACCCTGGCTCAGGGTGGTATGACTTTGGAACAGAAGTGCCTACATTCCAAACATTTAAAACAATCTCAGGACCTAATAGTACTTTGTATGGTAGTTCTTCAATGGCAGGAACAATACTTATGGAAGATACTTTTGATGGCAATAACTTTTTTACTAAAGGAGGAGACGGATTATTCTTTGTACAAGGTGGAACAGACTGGTTTCACATATCTAGATACAAAGGTTCCAACGGCTCTGTAAAAACAGATAACAACGAAGAAGATTGGTTTGAGAATGTAACACTTAAAACAAAAACAGAACTTGGTAATTGGAAAATAATTAATGTCCTACAGGATTACAAATATGATTATGATTCCTGTTACGACAGCAGTTGGTCTAAGATAGATACATGTACACAAGAAGGCACTAAGACAGATATTTCAGTAAGAAATGATTGGCTTACTGCTGGTTATAGTATGAATGATGTAACACATAACACAGGCTGGTCTGCTAAAAGTGAACGCTATTTTGTAGATGCTAATAAAGAAGTATTACCTGGTTTAATTCTAGGAGCACAGAACAATCAAGAAAAATATAATGATAAGTGGGATAATAGAACAGGTGTCTATGCCAACTACAATTTAAATGAATTTGGTTTTGGATATAGATTTGAGGAAAACGAACACATTTATAGAGTAGGTTATACTACACAAGGATTTAATCTATCCCTGGCAAATAGTTTTAGAAAGCCAAACTTATATGAAAGATATGGTGACGACTGGACATTTGCTAATCCTAATCTAAAACCTGAGAAAGGAAAAGGTGTTGAAGCATCTTATGGAGATGTTACAGCATGGTACTACGAATTTTCTGAAGGTATTGATTATAGTTACATGACATCTAGCTATGTGAATGTTGGTTCATACGATAGCAAGGGCATTAAATATAGTAATCATATTCTAACAGACAAAGGAGCCTTCCATGTGTTCGTACAATACACAGATTCAGACAGAATTAGAGTACCCAAATATAAAACAAAACTATCCTGGTATGGTGGTTCTGTATATGGATTTGACTACATGTTATCTTATGTAGGACAATTTGAAAAAGGATTAGAGTTTGATGGCAGACCTATTGATGATGTGTCTACATTCAACTTTAATATGGGATATTATCTAACACCCAGATACCGCGTAGGACTCCAAATTACTGACATTTTAGACAGAAATTTTGAGATTTTACCCGATTATTCAGCAGGTGGAAGGACAATTTCCTTGTCCTTAGACCTAAGTCTTTGATCTAACAGGAGAAAAGACTTCAAAAGATTAGCATAAAGTGCTTGACTCTTGGTTCTTAAGAGTGCATAATAGTATACATAATAAAGAAACAAGTAAAAAGTGAGGACTTTATGCCAAATCAAATAGAAGTAAAATCAATATTAGCCAAGTTATTAGCTACTGAAGACATCAGTGTTGAGCATGATGCGAAAGCACCAACAGCAGCATTTGATGTTAAAAACAGAAAGCTATATCTTCCAATGTGGAAGGACATGTCTAATGATATGTACGATCTATTTGTTGGACATGAAGTAGGACATGCACACGAAACTCCAGAAGAAGGATGGCATGATACAGTTATTGATAACCCTTCACTTAAAGGCTTTCTTAACATTATAGAAGACGCTAGAATTGAGCGTAAAGTAAAAGAAAGATATCCTGGACTTGTTAAGTCATTCCACAAAGGCTACCAAGAATTATTCGACAAAGACTTTTTTGGTGTTAAGGATAGAGACTTAACCAAACTTCCATTTGTAGATAGAGTAAATCTTCATTTTAAAATTGGACACTTACTTGGTCTTAAATTTACAGAAACAGAACAGAACTTCCTAGACAGAGTTGCAAAGACTGAAACATGGGAAGATGTAGAGTTACTTGCTAATGAACTAGCAGACATTTCCAAACAAGAAGCTGAGGACAGACAAGACGAACTAGAACCACTTCAACAGATGTTAGATGATTTAATGTCAGAAATGAATGATGCTCAAGAACAACAACCTTCATGGGACGACTATCAACCAGCTCACCAGAAAGAAGAAGAGTCAGAAGATGGCGAGGGTGAAGGCGAAGGCGAAGGTGAGGAAGACGATACTAAAGATGAATGGGGTAACCCTAAGCCAGGTACTCCAGGCGGTTCACAAGGCGAAGACGAGACAGAAGAAGAGTACTTAAAAAGAAACGAGAAAGAATGGGAAGCAGAACAACTAAAACGCCAAGAAGAAAGAGCTCGTAGACAAAAAGAATGGGAAGCAGAACAAAAAGCTGAAGAACTTTTTGCCAAAGACAAACAAGAAAACAAAAAGAAACAAGAAGAGCTTAAAGAAGCTATTGAAGAAGTTGAAAAGATGCATGGCTTCCTAGACAACGAAGGCCAAAAATCAATTACAGATGAGGAGTTTAGAAGAAACGAATCAGAACTTGTTGATGTAGACGCTAAACCAATCCAATACATTAGCCCTCAGAAAATGTTCAAGTCTAAAGACTGGATTGTTTCAATGGACGAACTATATGATTGGGAAAAATCAATTGAATTATCAGAAGTTACAAAGACTAGCGATGAATATTATGGTTATGACGATAAAGAAGTTCCTAACTCAGAACTTAAAGGCATAGCTTCTAAGTTATATCAAGAGTTTCTTAAGGACACAGCTCCAGTAATAGCATCCATGGCTCAACAGTTTGAACTTAAAAAAGCAGCAGCTGCTAACAAGAAGGCTAGAGAAGCTAAGTCAGGTGATCTTAATGAGGACAAGCTTTGGGCTTACAAATTGACTGAGGATTTATTCCAAAAGAATATGATTGTTCCTAACGGTAAGAATCATGGTATCATAATGTATGTTGATTTATCAGGTAGCATGCACAGACAAATGGAAGGTACTCTAGAACAGATGATGAATATGGCAATGTTCTGCAGAAAAGTTAACATTCCATTTGATGTATATGGTTTCTCAAACAATCGTCCATATGATTATGATACTAGAGAGTCTACTAGTCCTTGGAGTGAGAATAGAGACATGAACAAAAAGGCAATGCAGAATGTAGAAGACGGCGAAATCCTAATGACGGATGAGAATTTTGCACTTGTTCATATGTTAAGCTCAACATGTAAGAAAACAGATTTCATCAACGCAATGTCATACTTATTACTTATGAAAATAGGTTATGGTAGAGGTAGATATTACTCAGATGTTTATAATAATGATAACCCTTACCATGGAAATATCAGTAACGAATACTTTAGACTAGGAGGCACACCTCTTAATTCAGCAGTAATACTAGCAACTGAAGTGGCTAAGACTTTCCAAAAGAAATACAATGTAGAATTACTTACTACAATATTCTTAACAGACGGTGGTGCTACAGACGGTGTTACATACAGAAAAGCAGAAAGAGACTCTGAGGACAGAGTAGGAACTGATAGTGTATACTCAGATCAGATTGCTATTAAAGACGGTCCAATAGTAACTAGACTTCCACAGAAAGATGGTTACTCCAGAAGAGATAATGTTACTACACAGACACTCTTAGAACATTACAAAAGAGTTACTGGCTCTACACTAATCAACTTCCACATTGTTGACGGTAAAAGAGATGCCTTCCACTCAGAACATCAAGCAGATGTTTGGATGGATGAAGGTAAAGAAGCAGATTACTATATGTCCAGCGATTGGATTGAGAATGTATGGAAAGATGTACTTGCCAAGAAGTTTGCAGTTACTACTCCTAAATTTGGATACGACGCTAGGTTCCTTCTTAAAGGCAGAGATGATCTTAAGATTGAGAACAAAGAGTTAACTGTTAAGTCTAATAAGAAAGGAGACTTACTTAGAGGTTTCAGAAACTTCAACAAAGGCAAGAAGACTTCTAGAACATTCCTTAACCAAATCATCGATATGGTAGCTTAGATGATAGAACTACTAGAAAACGGCTCTACTAGCACCCCTCTAAGGGGTGGCCTAGTACCAGGTAATACACTAGGTACCCTGGATTTAGCCCCTGCCATAGCCCCTCTAAGGGAGAAAAAGATTTCAAAAGAATGTAATAAAATGCTTGACTCTTGGTTCGCCAGAGTGCATAATACATGTATATTAAATAATAAAAGTGAGGACTTATATAATGAAAGCAATAGATAGAGAAAACTTAATCCAGACCCTACAGTCACAGGACAACGGTACTGGAGTTTTTACCCGTAAACAAATCATCGAAACAGCTAGCTCAATAGGCTTAGGTTTCCCAGCATGGTTGGTGAACGGCAAGCCAGAAGTCAAAGTTGACAGAGGCGTTTATAATTTAACCAGTATGTTTGGTGGACAGGTTGCTCAGGCACAGCCCATTGAACAGGCTCAACAAGCACCTTTAGCAGTGGTTGAAACCCAAGCTCCACAGGTGTTGGTACAAGCTAAATTAGCTGTAGAAGTAGACGATCTTATCCCAGGAAAAGATGCTACTTTTGTACCATTTGGATTTTACAAGGACTTGAAAACAGTTCTTAGCACTAGCATGTTCTACCCAATATTCATTTCAGGCTTATCAGGTAATGGTAAGACTACAATGGTTGAACAAGTATGTGCAAACCTAAAGCGTGAGGCTATTAGAGTAAATATTAGTATTGAAACTGATGAGGATGATTTAATCGGTGGCAATACACTAGTTGACGGTAATGTCGTCTATAGAGAAGGGCCCGTCCTCACCGCGATGAAGCGGGGCGCTGTTCTCATACTTGATGAAGTGGATAGGGGTTCGAACAAGCTGATGTGCTTACAAGCCATCCTTGAGGGGAAGCCTTACTTCAACAAGAAGACTGGCGAAACCGTAACTCCTGCTCCTGGATTTAACTTAGTGGCCACGGCCAATACTAAGGGTCGAGGTTCAGATGATGGCAAATTTATTTCTGCCAACATACTCGACGAGGCATTCCTTGAAAGGTTTGCAATCACAGTCGAGCAGGAGTACCCTACAATGGCTACCGAGAAGAAGATTATTGTTAAGAAGATGGAAAAGGTCAACAATGTAGACCAAGACTTCGCGACACACCTTGTTACTTGGAGTGATGTTATTCGTAAAACATATTACGAAGGTGCCATCGACGAACTTATTTCAACTCGTAGGTTGGAGCACATTGTTAACGCTTTTGCAGTGTTCAAGGACAAGCAAAAGGCTGTTCAACTTTGTGTTAATAGGTTCGACGAAGACACAAAAGAGGCATTCATTGATTTGTATGCCAAGGTTGATCCAACTGTTGAATTAGAACAGCAGATGGAAGAAAATGCAGAACAGGAGATACATGAAGATGGCGAAGAATAAAACGCCAGAGTATAAGTTCAACGAAGGAGCTCTCATTAGGGAGCTCCAATCGTATATCGACAAGACATACTCTGGACATTACAGCAGAAACAAATTTCAATCCACAGAATTTATTAGTGATTGTGGACATGGAATTGGATTTACAATTGGAAACATTCTGAAATACGCACAACGATATGGTAGAAAAGGCACCACAGAGGACCATAGAAAGGATCTTATGAAGGTATTACACTACGGCATTATAGCGCTCTCAGAACACGACAAAAATACCGTAAAGCATTATTTAGACGATTAAACTCTTATAAATAAGATAGTAAGTACAGTTTAACTAAAGGAAAAACAATGGCGTATACAGTAACAATGACATTTACGAGACCAGATGAGTCAACTGAATTGCCTACTTTACAGGCGATCAATTCATCTCACAAGACATCTGCTGACACAGTAATGTCAGAGAACGGTGTTGCTAAAACTTATGATATAGATGGACTAGTAACAAGAGTCATCTATACTGCAGAAGATAAAGCTACATACGATAGTGCTAAGGCACTTGCTGATGATTTATCAGATGAATCAACAGTTAGAACAACATATAAATCGCAATGTGAAGCAGCTAATATTACTTGTTCAGTGGTAGATTCAGACGGTACTACAATCACAAGTTTCTAAAACAACAGAGGTTTATATTATGAATTTTGGTGAAAGAATAAATTACGAGCTTGACAATCATGTCGCCGTTTTAACAGTAAACGGAGTAGGTCCTCTCAATATAATCGACATACCGTTTTACAACGGATACAACGATGCTCTAGTAGAATTTAGAGAAGATGATTCTAGAGTTTTACTTATCAAGTCAGGCAATCCAGATCACTTTACAGCAGGTTTTGAAGTAGACACAATCATTGAAGGCATGAAGTCAGGCGCTGCTGGTAATACAATTACAGACAATGATATGGTTACACCTAAACCTATTATATCAGCAATCAAAGGTTTTTGTATTGGAGAAGGTGTAGGTTTGATGTTGGCAAGTGATTTTGTATTTGCAGATTCTAATCTAAAAATTGCCTGTCCAGAAACAAAACTAGGATTTAATGCTGTTACAATGCAGGTTAAATTCACTCAAAGAATTGGACACAATAGAACAATGGAATTTATGATGGGAGACATGCACGATGTTCATTGGTTAGATAGAGTAGGATTATGTACAAAGATATGTGATGGAGATGCTGAAGAACAAGCACTAGCATATGCACATAAAATTGCCAATAACAATGCACCTATTGCAGTCAGAGGAACAAAAGGTGCCATATGGCATACAGTAAACTCTCATAAGGACGAAGCCATAGACTTTGCTTTGTGGGCTAAGGACATGACATTAGACTCTAAAGATATACAAGAAGGTGTGGCAGCTTTCCTAGAAAAAAGAGCACCTGAATTTAAAAATGAATAAAGAGGATCAACCTTTAAGACAAACAAGACTAGGAGAGCATGGTTGTTTATCCTTTGCAGCTAGTCCTGGTTTAAAATATAAATGGTTATTACATGAGTCCCCAAGTTGGTTTGCCAGAGCTAAGAAAGTTCAAGGACCTGATTGGTATTGGAGTGGAGATGTAGAGCCAGTAGAATATGTATTTGATTCTTTAGGTTTTAGAAACAATAAAACAATACAAGAAATTAGCAACAATAAAAAATGGTGGTTAGTTGATGGTTCCTGTCTTGGCCTGGCTCCTGGAGTTCATACAAAAGATATGATGTCTAATGCTATAACTGAATACACAGACATTCCTACCTATAATATGAGTATATATGGAGGAAGACCTGAGTTTATTGTTAATAATATATTAGAACTGTCTAAAAGATGGCAGAACCCACCTAGTAAAATTATATTATACCTGGCAGAAAATCCTACAGGAACATACAAATTAAAAAATTCTAATCAAATTATAAATTTGGATTATGCTGGTTCTATGTTAAAGGGTGGCAAGGCTTTTGACTTTTTTAAATCCTATGAGGAAGAAAGTATTTCAGTAGGTCAACATAGGTTGGCATATAAAACGATAATAGATTTGTGTATGAGTTTAAATATACCTTTAACTTGGCTCTACGCAGGATATGAATCCGATCTATCTATTCCTAATTTTGATATTTTTCAAGATCAGGATATTTTAGAGTGGTTCGGTTTTGCATCAACAGGATTTTTTGAAAAGGATGATTCTTTTGAAGTGAAACAAAACAAAGTTAAGGATATGATTATAAAACCTTTTATTGAATGCAAACAACCTTCAGATAAAACATTAGATGAAGTGGGGCGAGACTTATATCACCCTAGTGCAGCACAACAAAGGTTGTGGGCACAGAAAATTACACAACATTTTCTGGAAACAAAAAGAAACTTTTAAATGGTCCTATAGACCATTGACTTTTAGTATGTAAGAGCCTATAATACGGTTATAGGTTTAAAAATTGGAGTATATTATGAAACTTAGCAAAGAAACACTTGATGTTCTCAAGAACTTCGCAACTATTAATACGAACATTCTTGTTCGTGAAGGAAATTCGCTCTCGACTATTAGCACAGGCAAAAACATTTTTGCTAAAGCTGATATTAAAGATCCATTTCCTAAAGAGTTTGCTGTTTATGATTTGAACAGCTTACTTTCCCTACTTACTGTAATGGAAGATACTGATGTTGGCTTTGGAGACGAAAGTCTTAAAGTTAGCAAAGGCAATTCTGTTTTTGAATATTTTTATGCAGACCCTAACATTATTGTTAGTGCCCCTGATAAGAATATCGAAGTAGACAACTTCTTCCAGTTCGACTTATCCAAAGATGACATTGACATGATAATGAAGGCAGCAGCTATTACAGCAGCTCCTATGTTAAGCGTGATAGGAGATGGATCTGAGGTAGTAGTTACAGTAGGAGACCCTGCTACACCTAAGTCTAATTCTTTTAGACAGGTTATAGGACAAACAGATAAAACATTTGATGCTAGACTAGCTGTTGAAAACTTTAAGGTTGTACCTTCAGGCTATACAGTTATTTTATCTCAGAAGAAATTTATGTTCTTAGAAAGCAGCAACAATAACTTAAAATATTGGTTGGCGCTTGAGCGTTCATCAGTTATTGGAGAATAAAGATGGGAGAAGATCAACTAGAAGTAACTATCCGTGAAGCACAGAATGGCTGGGTAGTTGAATTAAACCGTGAAGGTGAGACAATGGAGTACATTTTCACAAGACCTAATCCAGCTATCAACTTGGTTAGGAAAGTAATGAAGGGAGAACTAGACCCTTTTGGAGGAGACGATGAGTAGTTTGACACCAGTAGTACCTGATTTCACAGTTAAGAAAACTGTGATGACTACAACAGGAGAAAGAAAGTGGGTTGAGATGAATAATGCTAATCTTTTCGACGGCAAGCGTGTCGTTGTTTTTGGTTTGCCTGGAGCATTTACACCTACATGTTCAAGCCAGCAATTGCCTGGTTATGAACAAGCGTATTCTCAATTTAGAGATGCAGGTATTGACGACATTTATTGTGTTACAGTAAATGATTCTTTTATTTGCCGTGAATGGGAAATAGATCAAAATTTAGTTAATGTAAAAATTATTCCTGATGGTAGCGCAGAGTTTACAGTTAAAATGGGTATGGATGTTCGTAAAGACAATCTAGGGTTTGGAATTAGATCTTGGAGATACGCAGCTATTATAGACGATGGACATGTTATTCAAGAATTTGTAGAGCCTGGCTTCGCAGACAATTTTGAAGGCGACCCATATGATATAAGTGCACCTGACAATGTTTTAGATAATGTTAAGGCCTATGGATGGCCTAGCAAGTATGAACAAGGCGTAGATGCTAACGGTAGTCCAACTACTGAAGGTAAGCAAATTAATCTAGAGTTCTCAGAAACGACAGATGTTAAGGAGACTTTTTCCTAGACCTTTTTACCCTCGGAAAAAGTGGCCAAGATTTTGGAGCAAAAAAAGTTCGCCTAATTTGGAGATGATATGACGACAACACCTGAACAGTTTTTATGGGTAGAGAGATACAGACCCAGGTTAATACAAGATTGTGTATTACCCGAAAGTGTCAAGAAACAATTTGCACAGTTTATTAAGAAAGGTGAGATACCTAACCTATTACTGTCAGGTACTGCAGGTACTGGAAAAACAACTATTGCTCGTGCTTTATGTAATGAGCTAGATTGTGATTATATCATTATTAATGGTAGTGATGAAGGTAGGCAGATTGACACTCTAAGAACTAAAATTAGGCAGTTTGCCTCAGCTGTCTCATTCGAGGGTAAGACTAAGGTTGTTATTCTTGATGAGGCTGACTATATGAACAGAGATAGTGTACAACCTGCACTTAGAGGGTTCATAGAAACATTCTCTGAGAACTGTAGGTTTATATTTACATGTAACTATGCTAACAAGCTAATAGAACCCTTACACAGCAGGACTACTGTTATAGACTTTAAATTAGCACCCTCAGATCGCCCTGTATTAGCCGCTAAGTTTATGGATAGAATGAAGTATATCCTTAATACAGAAGGCGTGGAGTACACGGAAAAGGTGCTTGCTGAGCTCCTAATGAAGTACTTTCCTGACTATAGAAGGGTGCTAAATGAGCTACAGAGGTACTCAGCAGGGGGTATTATAGATGAGGGTATACTAAGTAACTTCCAGGAAGTAAATGCTAAGGCGCTTATAGAGAGCCTCAGGGGAAAAGACTGGCGTAAGATGAGACAATGGGTGGCAAACAATGTAGACACAGACCCTCAGGCTATATTCCGTCAGATATACGATATACTACTTCCAGAGGTTAAGAGTCCTGCTCGCTTAGTACTAGATATTGCAGATTATCAGTATAAGGCAGCTTTTGTAGCAGATCAGGAGATTAATTTAACTGCTTGTCTAACACAGATTATGGTTGATTCGGAATTTAAATAATGGCTAAAGACGCTTGGATTCAAGTTAGAGTAGAAAAGGCTAAAAGAGAAGAAATAAAGAAAGAAGCCGCTAAAAGAAAAATGTCTGTATCTCAATTAATGTTGGAGGGATACGAAACATTAAAGGAGGGTAAGTATATTGACTTTAAGTAAATTGTGGAAATTATGGTGTATGTCGTTAGGCGAGAAAGCTAGCGACGATTCAACAGAAGCAGATGCAGTAGCAGTTATGAGAACTATCGTTGTTCTTGTTAATTTCTTCACCTGTTTCTTTATTATCTCAGGAGTATTAAGACATTGGTAGACTCAATATTAGAAGGTTTCGGTGAGCCAGTCGAAGATATAAATGAAGAAGATTTCCAAGAGAAACTTAAAAAGATATCTCCTTTTGATTACGCTAACAGCATTTACACAAAAGATAACATTATAGTAGATGAAAGGACAGAAAAAGAATACAATCCTTTTATGGTAAATCGTGCAATGGGTATGGGTAAAGATACTTGTATTGCAGCTAATGAAATGAATTCGAGACACCACTTAGATAATAAAATGCAGTATGATTTCCTTATGGATGTTGTAAGAGAAGGCAAACGATTTAATAAGTGGCTTAAAAATGACGAAGAAAATATAGAGGCAATACAAAAGTTTTTTGGCTATTCTTTAATTAAAGCAAAACAGACCCTTAGTCTGTTAAATGATACACAAATTGATCTCATAAAAATACATTTGAAGTCTTCTAAAGGTGGAAAAGTATAAATACCTGTATAACTTAATTATTATTTAAGACATTACAGGCATATTGAGAATGAGTGATCAAGAGAATTACTTTAACATAGACTATCCAGGGTATTCACCTTTAGAAGTTACCTTAAACGACCCAGAAGATTTTTTGAAGGTTAGGGAAACATTGTCTCGAATTGGAGTAGCATCGAAAAAGGACCAAGTCCTTTATCAGTCTTGCCATATATTACACAAGAAAGGTAGATACTTTATAACACACTTTAAAGAACTATTTGCTCTTGATGGCAAGGAAGCAGACTTCCAGGATAACGATTTACAACGCAGAAATACTATTGCTAAACTTCTCCAAGATTGGGGTTTGGTAAAAATATTAGGCGAAGTAGAAGATTTAGCTCCATTGAGTCAAATCAAAATTATATCGTTTAAAGAGAAAGGTGAGTGGGAGCTAATCCCCAAATACAATATTGGAAAGAAAGTTAAATAAAAACCAGATAGAAGCACTTCAGCTAATAAAGACAGAACAGGATAATGTTGGACCGGGTTTCTGCGTGCTAAAATGGTATCACCAAGAAATGCACTTAGGCACTGGTAGAGCACACTCTTGTTATCATTGTCCTACACACCAAATACCCTTAGGTTCAGACTTACATAACACAAATCACAAAGTAGAAAAGAGAGCAGAGATGTTGCAAGGCAACAGACCTTCAGAGTGCTCTTATTGTTGGGATGTCGAAGATCTTGGATTGATTTCTGATAGACAAACTCTTGCAGTACAATTTTTTAAACATAATCGTAATATAGTAGACGAGGCAGTAGATGCTGGAACAGGTTATGTTTATCCTAAGTATCTAGAAATATCGTTTACTAATAAATGTCAAATGGCATGTAGTTATTGTGGTCCTGTTTTTAGCACAACATGGGAAAAGGAAATAGAAGAACACGGTCCTTACAAATTATCTAAAGACTATAATTCAATTCATACTCCTCAAATAGAAAACTCTCCATACATAACCAGGTTTTGGAAATGGTTTCCACAGGCATATGAACACTTATTTGTTCTTAGAGTTACAGGTGGTGAGCCTTTATTAGATAAGAACACATATAAGTTACTCCAATATGTAAAAGACAACCCAAGAAAAGGATTAACATTCCATTGTAATTCTAATCTTATGGTTTCAGAAAATAGAGTAAAAAAGTATATAGGTTTGGTTAAGGATATTCCTAATACAAAACTTTATGCTAGCATTGATTCATGGGGTAAACAGGCAGAGTACATTAGACATGGATTAGATGTTTCTCACTTTGAACAAAATTTACATAGATTATTGGCTAACGGAATACCAGTAGGAATAATGAATACATATAATTTCTTATCTATTCCTAATACCGAAGAGTTCATATTTAAAATGGCAGAACTTAAAAATACTTATGGTGATCTAATTACAATAGACATGCCTTTTATGGTAGAGCCAGACCACCTTTCAGCACAAATCTCAGACGACTCTCATATAAGTATAATGGAGAAGGATTTAAAAACTATGGAAAGTTATCCTCAGTTTTCTACAGGCGAGATAGAAAAATTTAGAAAAACTGTAGGATGGATAAAGGCAAATAGATTTAAAGATTTAGAACTGCTAAAACATAGAAGAGATTTTTGGCATTTTGTATATGAGCATGATAAAAGAAGAGGCACAGATTTTAAAGCTGCCTTTCCTAATTTAGGATTTGAAAATGAAACATGAGATGGGTGAAAATAAATTATATTCAATTAATAATCCGTTATTAATGACAATAGATGATTTCTTACCAGAAGAAGTAGTAGATCTATTATCCTCAGATATTGAGAAACATTGTATATTTAAAGGTGCCCAAGTATCTACAAATGATGGTACAGGTGAAAAATCTAATTTAAGAACAAATGAAACATCTAGTCTCCATTATCTACAATCCGAAGGAGCTAGAATATTTTTAGACGCAGCCTCAGCTTCGTTAAGATTAAATCCAGCTCAAGCAGAACCTATATCAGTTATTAAATATAAAAAGGGTCAACAATTTGAACCTCACATGGATGCTTTTGGAGATGATAAATTAAATGCTTATTCTCCTCAAGCAGGCAATAGAATAGCAACAGCAATATTATATTTAAATGATGTACAACATGGAGGGGAAACAGATTTTCCTAACATGAAAATTACAATACCAGCCAAGAAAGGAAGAGTAGTATTGTTTTCTAATTGCCACATGGGCACAACTCAGCCTCTTGAATTGTCAATGCACGCAGGATTGCCAGTTATTCGAGGAGAAAAAACAGCAGTTAACTTGTGGTTTAGATCGGGTGTTTACGATAATAATATGTACCAAAAATGGTTAGAACAGCAGCAGAGTGTATAAATAGTATTGATACGCCGGAAGGGTATCATATTTTAATCTTGCTAAATAATAGGAGAAAACAATGGTAAGCATAAACACGACAAATTGGAACGATTTCGTTTCAGCATTCCCACAAATAGAAAGTAGACTAATTGGATTTGACAGAGTCTTTGACGCTGTTCAAAGAGTCAATACCACCGAGGCTAACTTCCCACCTTATAATATTAAAAAAATAGACGATGAGAATTATGAAATTCAAATTGCTCTTGCAGGCTTTTCAAAGTCTGAACTTGATATTACTGTGGAAGACGGTAATCTAATCGTCAAAGGTGAACAGGCAGAGACTTCTAAAACAGAATATTTGCACAAAGGAATTGCAGAACGCAATTTCACAAGAACATGGTCTTTAGCAGATACTGTTAAAGTGTCAGGTTCTGAATTGAAGGACGGAGTATTAACAATTAATTTGGTAAACAAAATTCCAGAAGAATTAAAACCTCAGTCTATTAAAATTAAATAATTAAAACAGGAGATAAGGAGTATGGCTACAAACATACAAATCGTTAAACTTACAACAGGTGAAGACTTGATTGGAGACATTACAGAAGAGGAAATTGATGGTAGAGGTTTTCTACTTATCAAAAAACCAGCTATTATTATGATTATGCCTAAACCTGGAAGTGAAACTGATTATACTGTAGGGCTAGCTCCTTACGCTCCATTTGCAAAAGATCACAAAGTACCAATCTTTCCAGCTCATGTTGTTTCAGTCTACGATCCAGGAAAAGAAATGTTAAACACATATAATACAAAATTCGGTTCTGGAATTGTAACACCTGACTTTATAAATAAAAAGGTGTTGAACGAGACAATAAAAGGAAAGTAAATGTATGAATATAGAGTTAAGATCGTAAAGGTCGTAGATGGGGACACAGTAGATGTGGATATCGACTTGGGGTTTGGAGTCTGGCTTAAGAAACAAAGGGTCAGGTTATTCGGTATCGACACACCGGAAAGTAGAACCCGTGACCTCGTTGAAAAAAGATTTGGAAACATGGCGAAAGATTATCTTAAAAGTAGATTATCAAGTGGAGCTATACTCGGAACAAGGCTTGATAAAAAAGGCAAATTTGGACGGATACTTGGTGAATTTTTTGTGTTAGATAATGAGGGCCATCCTCAATTTGAAGTTAAAGTGAATGTAAACGAGGAATTGATTGCTAAACATCATGCCGTTGCATACCACGGACAATCTAAAGAAGAAATAAAAGAAGCACATTTGGTTAATAGGACCTTTTTTGAATAAAGTCCTTGACTCTTAGTCAGTAAGAGTGCATAATGTGTATATTATGTTTAAGGTGTTGTTATGAATTTTTATACTTATGCGAGACATTATGGAAATGATATACTTTTCCGTGGTGTAAAAAATGGTAAGCGATTTACTGCAAGGCATGAATTTCAGCCTACTCTGTTTGTTAAGAGTAAAGAAAAATCTAAGTACAAAAGTATCTTTGGTGAGAATGTATCACCTATAAAGTTCCCCACAAATAAGGAGGCAACTGCCTTCTTTGACAGTTACAAAGATGTAGAAAATTTTCCAATATTTGGACAAAACTATTACGCATACCAATATATCACCGAGAACTATCCTGGTGAGATACAATGGGATGCTAATGAGATGTTAATCTATTCTATCGATATTGAAACAACATCGGAAGGTGGATTTCCTAATGTAGACTCCCCTAGTGAGAAAGTTCTAGTTATCACACTTCAAAACAACAACACCAAGAAGATAACAACTTTTGGCCTGGGGGAGTTTACGCCTACTAAAGAAACAAATCATTTAGATATTGACTATCAAGGTTTTGACACAGAAGAACAACTATTAGATACTTTCCTCACTTGGTGGCAGGATAATTGTCCTGATATTATTACAGGTTGGAACAGTAATTTATTTGATATGCCTTATCTTATTACAAGAGTTCAACGAGTATTAGGTGAGAATGAACATAAAAGATTCTCTCCTTTTAAATTAATTAACAAGCGTCCTATTAGATTTGCTAATCGTGAGATGACAGCATTCGAGATTACAGGTGTTGCACAATTAGACTATTTGGACTTATATAAGAAGTTTACTTATGTGACTCGAGAGTCTTACAAACTAGACTTTATTGCAGAAACAGAACTAGGTAAGAATAAACTAGAGTCTGGCTTTGACACATTTAAAGAGTTTTATGATGGAGATTGGAATAGGTTTGTAGAATATAATATTATTGATACAGTTATTGTCGACGAACTAGAAGACAAGATGAAACTTATTGAACTTGCTATTACAATGGCCTATGACGCTAAGTGTAATTATAATGATGTATTCTCAGCTGTTAGAACCTGGGATAGTTTATTATATAATCATCTATGGGAAAAGGACATTGTTATTCACCAAGGTGGTGGTAGAAAGGATAGACAAATTGAAGGTGCGTTTGTACAGGAACCTAAACCTGGCAGTTATGAATGGGTGGCTAGTTTCGATGCTACAAGTCTATATCCTAGTATTCTAATGCAACACAATATGAGTCCTGAGACTATTGTTCCTGGGTTTAAATATAATGTTAGCGTTGACGATCAACTGGACAGATATCAGTTAGACAAGTTAAAAGAAAAGAACTATACTATGGCAGGCAATGGCTCTTGTTATACAAGAGAAAAGAAAGGTCTGTTTCCTGAGATTGTACAAAAGTTTTTTAATGATAGATTAAAATATAAGAAGTTGATGCAGAAGGCACAGAAAGATTTCCAAGAAACAGGTGCCCTACATCACAAGAACGAGATAAGTAAATATAACAACTTTCAGATGGCTCGTAAGATTCAATTAAACAGTTTATATGGTGCCCTAGCTAATCAGTATTTTAGATTCTATGATGATAGAATTGCAGAAGGTATTACAATGTCGGGACAATTAGTTATCCGAGATACAGCTAAGGCTTTGGACAAGTATATGAACAAAGTATGTGGCACAGAAGATGAGATGTATTCTTTTTATAGTGATACAGATTCTTGTTATGTTACATGTAAAAAGATGGTAGATAATTTCTTCCCTGATAAAGACACAGATAAGGTTGTAGAACTTCTTGATAAGATAGGTACAGATAAAATAGAACCTGCTATTGCACAGGCAATGACAAAGTTAGGTAATTATACTAATGCCTTTGAACATAAGATAGACTTTAAGCGTGAGGTTATCGCAGATAAAGGTGTGTTTGTGGCTAAGAAAAGATATGCCTTAAATGTACTAGATGATGAAGGACTAAGACTTAAAGAACCTAAGTTAAAAGTTATGGGTTTAGAAATTGTAAGGTCCTCGACTCCTGCTCCTATCCGAGATAGTTTGAAGGAGGCAGTCCGTCTTATTCTTACTAGTGATGAAGACAAGTTACAAACATATATTGCTGAGGCACAAAAACAATTTAATACATTATCTGCAGAAGAGATTGCCTTTCCTCGAGGTTGTAATAATCTTAAGAAATACTCATCTACAGCAGACATATATCAGAAAGGCACACCCATACATGTTCGAGGTTCCTTACTGTATAATAAGCTCTTAAAAGATAAGAGTTTGAACCTTAAGTATGAGAAAATACAAGAAGGTGATAAGATTAAGTTCCTTTATTTAAAAGAACCTAACAGTTTACATGAGAACACTATTGCCTTTGTAACTAAACTTCCTAAAGAGTTTGAGATTACAAAGTATGTAGATTATGATTTAATATTTCAGAAAGCATTTATTGATCCTTTAGAAAATATATTGAAACCTTTAGGATGGAATACAGAACCTCAGGCTACACTCGAGGATTTATTTGCATAATGGAATTGCAATCGTTAGCAGGCTGGGGTTTATTTGTATGTATGATAGTTTCCAATTGGGTAATGTTTATTCTTATAGATGGATTTTTTGAAGGGGATATAGAAGGAGTTAAATATGAAAAATAAAGATGAAAGAAATACACATTTCATATACAGTATATTGAAAAGTGGTTTTAGATGTGGAGGTTGTGTTATACCTTTTGTTATTAATGAGCCGTGGGCTTGGCAAGTATTTTTAGGAGCATTCTTTGTTGCTGAGATACTAGGAATTATGGAGGAGTTATAATGGGAACACACGCATGGAAAAAGAAAAGCGTAAGAGCTAGAAGGGAAGGTGCTTTAGAAAGACTTAAAGCATCTAAATTTACACCAAAAATTGTGCAAGGAAAAGAACGCAATGAAGAGAACTGGACAAAGAAGAAAGAGAAACAAATTGAAACTCTTGAATCCAGAATTAGAGGGACACAAGGTTAAGTTTCAACATAAGAAACTTTTAGATCAACAAAAAGAGATTGACGAACAATGGGAAAGAATAAAAAAATTGCAGTCATTGGATATGGATTTGTAGGCAAAGCCACATATTATTTTTTAACTGAAAAACTATATGGCGAACTTTCAGACGTCTATATTCATGATCCTGATTTAGGTTACAACATAGATAATTGGAATGAAATTGATTATGCTTTTATTTGCGTTCCAACTAACCTAAAACAAGGAAAGTTAGACACAAGTATTATAGATAAGATACTATCAGAACTTTATGTAGGTGTACAACCTGTTATTAGAAGTACAATAGGTCCTGATCAATGTTTGGCTTATGCTAATAGAGGAATAATTATAATGCCAGAGTTTTTAAGAGAAAAACATTGGAAGGAAGATATAGACAATCCTAACATTGATATTTTAATTGGTTGTTATAATTGTGATGAATTTGTTGATCTAATGTCATGTGGTAATAAATTTGTAAAACAGGTTACACCATGCGAGGCAAGTGCAATAAAAATGTTTAGAAACGCTGCACTGGCTGTTAAAGTAGGTTTAGCAAATGACTTTAAAAATATATGTGAAGTACAAGATATAGACTATGAAGTCATAAAAGAGTTTCTAGAGAATGATGAGAACTTAGGAGGAACACATTGGGCTGTTCCAGGCCCAGATGGAGAGTACGGTTTTGGTGGCACTTGTTTACCAAAAGATTTGACACATGCTTCTGAGCTATGCTATAATTCTTTTAATATAATGAATACAGCCTTAGAGGCTAATAAAGGTAGGAGAAAAGATGGGTAATCTATTAGATAAATTACAAAAAAATTCCACAATTAGAGAAACAGATATTTTGACTGACTCTAAGTTTTTTAATGACAAAGACTTGATACAAACATCTGTTCCAGCAGTTAATGTTGCTTTAAGTGGTAAACTAGACGGTGGACTTACACCTGGACTTACAGTATTTGCAGGTCCTAGTAAGCATTTTAAAACAGCATTTGCTATGTTATTAATTAAGGCACACCAAGAGAAATATCCTGATGGTGTTGTTTTATTTTATGATAGTGAGTTTGGTGCACCTAAGTCTTATTTTGAGACTTTTGATATTGATACTAGCAAAGTATTACATACACCTATTGCAGATATTGAACAATTAAAACATGATGTGATGCAACAGTTGAATGGTGTAGAACGAGGCGATAATATTATGGTTGTTGTTGACTCTGTAGGTAACTTGGCTTCTAAGAAAGAAGTAGAAGATGCCTTGGAAGGTAAGAGTGTAGCAGACATGACAAGGGCTAAACAAATGAAGTCCTTATTTAGAATGATTACTCCTCATCTAACAATTAAAGATATTCCAGCTATTGTAGTTAACCATACATATAAAGAGATAGGATTGTTTCCTAAAGATGTGGTTAGTGGTGGCACAGGTATTTACTATTCTGCAGATAATATTTTTATTATTGGTAGACGACAACAAAAGACAGGAACAGAAGTTACAGGTTATGAATTTATAATTAATGTTGAAAAGTCTAGATTTGTTAGAGAGAAGTCTAAAATTCCTGTAGAAGTTACATGGGAGAACGGTATTAGTAAATGGTCTGGGTTACTAGACATGGCGATGGCTTCTGGACATGTAATTAAACCTAGTAATGGTTGGTATCAGAGAGTTGACATGGACACAGGTGAAGCAGTAGATCCTAAAGTTAGAGCTAAGGATCTAGGTAAAGATTTTTGGTTGCCTGTACTCTCAGATAAAAGATTTGGAGACTGGGTTAAAAAGTCATATACTATTGGCTCTGTAGAAATGATGGCAGAGGAAATCAGTGATGAAGATATTCAACAAGAATACGAAAAAGTGTGATAGGTGTGAAAAACCTATAGACAAAAAAGACAAAGCATATTGTTTTCATAATGGCGATGACGAAGTATATATTTGTGCTCCGTGTGTCATAGAAGTTTACAATGATTACAAGACAGAGGTAAAAAGAGATGCTTGATACAATTATTCTAGTTAATTTAGTTAGAAACGAAAAGTATGTTAGAAAAGTTCTACCCTTCATTAAAGAAGAGTATTTCTCAGATAACGAACATTCTTATGCGTTTAGACAGATTGCTGAATATATAGAAAAATATAACAACACACCTACACTAGAGGCAATGTCAGTTGCATTTGATAATGCTAGTGAGGAACAAAGAAGTTTATTAAAAACAGTATTTGAATATGAACAAGAGCCTCAGGAACTACAATGGTTGGTAGATGAAACAGAAAAGTTCTGTAAAGATAAAGCAGTTTTTAATGCAGTACTAGAAGGTATACAGATTATAGATGGTAAGAAAAAGGATATGACTCCTGATGCTTTGCCTGATTTATTAACTGAGGCATTACAAGTAGGCTTTGATACTAATGTAGGACATGACTTTATTGAAGATGCTGATAAACGATTTGATTTTTACAATAGAATAGAAAACAAAGTTCCTTTTGATCTGGATATGTTTAATAAAATTACAGATGGAGGACTATCTAACAAGACACTTAATATAGCATTAGCAGGCACAGGTGTAGGTAAATCCCTGTTTATGTGTCATATGGCGTCAGCAGCTATTGCTAATGGACAGAATGTACTCTATATTACATTGGAAATGGCAGAAGAAAGAATTGCAGAAAGAATAGATGCTAACTTAATGAATGTTCCTATAGGAGATTTATCTAACATGTCTAAGCCTATGTTCCAAGATAGAATAGGCACATTAAAAGAGAAGTATGAAGGTAGATTAATTGTTAAAGAATATCCTACAGCATCTGCACATAGTGGACATTTTAAAGCATTGATTAATGAATTAAAACTAAAAAGAAACTTTCATCCTGAGATTATTTTTATTGATTATTTAAATATTTGCACAAGTTCTAGGTTTAGGCCTGGCAGTAGTGCTAACTCTTATACAATTATTAAAAGTATTGCAGAAGAACTTAGAGGTTTGGCAGTAGAACTAGATGTTCCTATTTTTAGTGCTACACAAACAACTAGAGGTGGTTATGGAAATAGTGATGTTGACTTAACAGATACCTCAGAAAGTTTTGGTCTTCCAGCTACAGCAGATTTAATGTTTGCAATTATAAGTACTGAGGAGCTAGAACAACTTGGACAGTTTATGATTAAACAGTTGAAAAACAGATATGCTGATCCTACAAGAAACAAAAGATTTATGATAGGTGTTGATCGTGCTAAAATGAAATTATTTGATTTGGAAGATTCAGCACAACAAGCTATAACGGACTCTAATATAGATGTTCCAGTATTTGACAGAGGCAAACAAGGAAGCGATTATGACAACCTTAAATTTTAATGATATAGAATTTGATGTAATAGATAATGTCTTGGCAAAAAGATATTCTAAGTTTCTAATGGAAAACATACATCAAAGTAAAGAGTTTTATTTCATGGGAGATAAAATAGATGAGATTCTGTCTGAAATAGATAAAATTGTTTATATGTATGGCAAAGAGCCTACAAGAAACATGAATAAATTACATGATTATTTTGCAGACCATGAAGACGATCCTGAAATGAGTAGGTTGAATAATCTCATTCATTACTATGAATTAAGCTTAAACAACTTTCCACCTCGTTGGGGAATGATGGTAGGTGAGGCGACAATGGAATTGTTTCCAGCAGACTATGAATACTTTACATTACTAAGGCAACCAGGTACTCTTTATGTGAATTATCCTCATGTAGGAAAACACTTTGCTGAGATTGCCTACTCTAGAGATTATGATATTCAAGAACATCAATATGTGCCTCAAGATATATGCAGGCCTAGTTTTCATATATGGTTAGGAGATGAAATAACTATTGAAATGTTGAATACCAATGTTAATATATTGATTGATATAGCTCACGGAAAGTTAAAAGATAGGCTAAATTTGCCTAATATTGACGATCCTGCAATGAGAATAGGGTATATTCCATTTGCCACACTTAAAGATGATATAAATATAAATGAACTTACAAATCATCTTTTGAAGTGTAAGACTAAGAGTAAAAATCAATGGGAGTTATTTACAAATGGCTGAATCAGAAGTAAATATTAGTTTAGAAGAATATGAGGCATTAAAGGCAGCAGCAGCGCCAGCCGAAGAAGAGGCAGCGCCACCTGGCAAACCTTGGTGGAGTGCACCTGACGATAGAGGTTGGATTTGGATTGCACCAGAGTATTTTAGTAGATGGAGATTATTTCCTCGTGCATTTATTAGCATGTATATCTACTTATTGTATCAGGTGACAAACTGGTTTATGGATTTACCTTCACCAGGACCTGAACAAGCAGGTCTTGTTAGTGTTGTCGTAGGAGCTGGAGCAGCCTGGTTTGGACTATATGTTAATAGTACAAGCACAGGACAGGATAAGAAGTAATGCCTGAGGTTGTTTTATCAGATTTCTATATTGAGTTTATAGGGTTTTTGCTCACCCTAATAATCGGGCTCTCTATTAGAGATTATGCTGGCTCTTTTGTTAAAGGCGCTAAGTTTAGATTTAACCCCGCCTTCCAAGAAGGCGATAAGGTGCTACTTGATGGTAGCCCAGCACTCATAGTTAAAATAGGATTGAGTGAAACAGTTTTTGGAATCTACGGAGAAGATGGATATACATGGAGGTATGTTCCAAATACTAGAATAGAATTCTTGAAGTTAGAGAAGATAGTGGACCCCGATTTACATCGGGATACTGCACAAGAGAAGGCACAAAAGATGGTAGATGCTTTCCAAGATGCTAACATACAAAAGAATGGAGAAGAGATTAATAAATTAAAAAATGGAGAAAAGTGATGCCACCTAAATTTAAACCGAGTCATAAAGAATATGTTAAAGGTCCAGACGGTAGACCAACAAAAAGAACAAGAATGAAACATTATTACCTAGCACAAACATCTACACAAGAGATTATTGACGGTATAAATAAAGGTAAAAGAAAACATCGTAATAAATTTATTAATGAATTAACTAGGCGTGGAGTGAAATTAGTATGGAAGACGGAAGACGAGATAGCAACGGAACAGTAGGTGAAGGCCAAAAGCCTGGAGCTTTAAAAATATATGATGGAGCCTTAAGTGAAGGCTTTGCTGATGATCTAATTGAAATATTCAATGCTAACAAAGAAGCACACATAGAAAATAAACACGAAACTCTCAATTTCGTAGAGTACAACTACACCCTGAATCACAAAGAAGAAGATGTGCATAAGAGGCTCATGGAACATACAGGGCAACTCTATAAACATTACCTCGGGGATTTAGGCACAACCAATATGATTCAAGTATCTGGTTTCGAGGAAATCAAAATATACAAATATGAAAAAGGAACAGGGTTTCACGATTTACATATAGATGCTGTAGATCATGAAAGTTCTATTCGAGCAGTAGCCTTTACCTGGTTTCTCAATGAAACTGATGGCAATGTGGATTACCCATTACAAAGAATCGGTGTCCAGGCTCGCAAAGGCAGGGTAATTATAACGCCTGTATCGTGGGAATACCCTTCAAATAACCACATTTCTCAAGAATCTGACAAATATATGTTACAAACTTTTCTACATTTAGCCTAAGTTACTGATATTACACCAAAAAAGATTTGAAAAAATGCTTGACTTATGGTCCTGTAGAGTGCATAATAACGGTATATTAAATAAAAAGGTATAAAGATTATGACAAATTGGGAAGACTTATCAGAAAGAGATCAACTTTTAACTTATATTAGTGATACTCACAAAGATGCTTACGGGTTTAGACCTAGAGGCCTCTACAATGATATGTCTGTCCAAGAGCTTAAGGTTGAGCTTGATAGACTCTATGAGGCAGCTTCTGAGGAAGCAGATCGCATACATAATATCGAGACTCGAGCTTGGAAGGCTTTGAAAAGTCATTATGCCGATTTAGTTAATATGGGAGCAAAAGACTTTAGGCAAGCTCTTGCTTGGGATATGGAAGCTGAAGATTGTGAATCATGGGACTTTGGGTTCTACTGTTACCACAAAAACCTTTCTTATTCTAAGGAAAGAGTGCTAGAAAGATTAGCAGCTTAATAGCTCTTTTGGTCCACAAAGTGGTTGACTCTTGGTTGGCAAGAGTCTATAATGTAACTTGTAAATTAGAAAATATGGAGAAACGCTGTTATGACAGATCAACTATTTAAATATGCAGGATATTCAGTTACGGAAGCAGGCCAAACTAAGGCTAGGTTCGGTAATGATATGGTATCACGCATAAAGAAACTTACGGCTAAGGGTAACCAAGATACTTGGTTCGCTGAATTGCCGCAAGCCATGACCAAGAAGGAAGCATCAAACTTCTTACTTGAAAAGGAGGAGATTAAATCCAACTTTGATGTAAGAGATGCTTTACAAAAGGTCGTGTATCGTAATGTGCCTAAGGGAACGACTCGTGTCGTGAACGAGGGTGCTGTTTCAACCGGCAATGATGCCAACAATATGGAGAGCTAATATGGCTAATCGTAAAGTGACCCAAACTCAAAAGGTTCTAAACTTTTTGAACAAAGGGAATAGTTTGAGCAATGCAGTAGCAACGCACAAACTTAAAGTAAACAGACTACCTGCTAAGATTCATGTTCTTAGACAACAAGGGTATCCTATTTACACAAATTCCAATGCAGTAGGTAATCCTACTTACCGTCTTGGTACACCTAGTAGAGCAATGGTAGCAGCAGCTTTTAAAGCTGGCGTATCATTTAGCTAAGCTAACTAAATGGAGCCCTATATGAAACATAAGAACCCTGGGGCTCCATTACATTTTTTGAGGTTTGGTACACCGAGGTCGTCAGAGATCAAAAGACCAACTATAAATATAGGAGAAGAGCTAGGCAGACTCGAAAAAAAGGCCGTAACAAAAACATATATCCTGGATAATGATATAAAACTTATCCACCGAATTTTTGCTCGGATAGCTCAGTTGGTAGAGCAGATGATTTGTAATCATCAGGTCGTAGGTTCAAATCCTATTCCGAGCTCCAGACAAACATAAAGGATAGGAAATGGAAAAAATAGATTTAGCAAAAGAATTAATTGAAGCATTAAGCAATCAATATCGTGGCAATATACAAGCTGCAAGAGCTAATGTGAGAGTGTACCTAGAAAATCCAGCAGGGATTGGTGAGCACCCAGATATTATTCAATCTATTGACAGCCAGATCCAAATTATAGCAGACAACCAAGAGAAATTAGATATTCTCAATAGCCGTAGATTCAACTTTTCAGGGAGTAATTTTCCCGTTGAATAATTTACAAGCTACCTTTGGTAACGAATTTTTCCGTGCAGAAGTGAGACCTTTTAAGGACACAGATCTGTACAAAGTAGAGTTTTTTAGTAAGGACGATTTGGTCTTTACAGAATATGTGGCTGACATAGCCACCGCTGAGGATACAGCAAAAACATTCGTTAGACAAAGGGAGCGACTACATGGCAAATAATGTATATTCTACTATTCAATTTCAAGAAGGCGACAATGAGGCAGAAAGAGAGTTCATAAGAATTTTTGAATTCATACAAACCTTCGATGAAAAAGGATTAGAGTTTGCAGACTTTTATCTCACCAATCAAGAAATTGTAGATGATGAGTTTATGGAAGATTGGGTAGGTCCTAGAAAAGCAGTCGTTACAAATTTTATGGGTACAGAAGTAGAGATAAAATCCTCTTGGATATCTCCTCGTGTATTTTTCGAAGGTTTATTAGAACATTTAAGAAACACAGATCCTGATGTTAAATTAAGTATGCAATATGAGGATGAATTTCTAATGTTCTGTGGTGTGTATGTTAACGACAAGAATATTGAAGAGTCAGGTGGTTGGTTCAAGGCACAATTCGATAAACTAGAAGATGACGAATTAGACTTCTTAGAGTTTGTAGAGGATATACAGATAGAATGGTTAGATGAATTGTGTTAATTTTGTGTTGATAGTATGTTAGGAGGATATATAATGCGGTTTGTGGAAAAAATGGAGACATACGATTCACAATCTCCTACTTCTAACATTTTTATATTTAATGGAGGAAGACTTGAGACTTGTTAAGACGACTTCAACCAAAGGTCAACAAGACGTCAAGATGGAGATGGAGATATGAGGTTAGATTACAAAGACTGTGGCAAAATTGGCATTACATGTAGCACATTTGATTTGCTACATGCTGGACATGTCGTTATGTTAGAGGAGGCCAAAAGGCATTGTGATTACCTAATAGCAGCGCTGCAAGTCGATCCTACTCAAGACAGACAAACAAAGAACAAACCTATTCAAAGTATAGTAGAAAGACAAATACAGTTAGCTGCTGTGAAGTATGTTGATGAGATAGTTATGTACTCTACAGAATCAGAATTAGAAGATTTATTCCTTACACTACCTTTAAATGTTAGAATACTAGGTACTGAATATAGGGACAAAGAGTTTACAGCTAAGCAGATATGTTTAGATCGTAATATAGAATTGTTTTATAATGTAAGAGATCATTCTTTCAGTAGTACATCTCTTAGAAACAGAATACAAAACAATGAAATACAAAAAATAACTGGTTATGCAGATGCAGTGATGCCTGAAGTGATAGCCGCTAACAAAAAGAGGAAAGATGATGAGTGATGATAATAAATATTTAGGTAAAAACACACCTGCCATTCGCAGAGTAGTTAATTGTTTAAATGCTGAGAAAAGAGCCTTACATGGTGAATTCAAGCACTATTGGAAGAACACTGCTCAGAAAATAGCTAAATCAAATGATATAGATATAGAGCGTGTAAAAAATAATTTGGAGTTATACAATGCAGAACCTAAAAGTAGTAGCATCCACTAGAATTTGGGAAGCTAAAAATCCTAATCAACCTGACTTTCCTATGTGGCACCCTGTTGGAGGGAGTGAATATATTATAGGTTATATGGATCTACCTGACGGCGAAGCACCACAACTGGCTCATATAGCAGAACATGTTACTAAATTTATCCATGTATTAGAGGGTAAGATTACTCCTAATGTGGTAGAGGTATTTGCAGGCTATGAAATTTACTATAAAGATGCTTTAACACATAACGAAGCATTTCAACTACAACAAGGTGATTCTATTGACTTCCCAGCTGAAGATGTTACAAAAATCGAAGGCGAATCATAGGTGGACATTTGGGTTTACATACTTTAATGAACCACATAAGCTAGAGATACAAATGGACACCTGGTCCAAATGGCCAGGCAATGTAGATATCTTTATCGTTGACGATGGTTCAGATCTATATCCTGCCAAGCCATTACTAGAAAATTTTCATTTAGAAGATTGGCAACCTACTCTACAACTTTGGAGAGTCACAAGAAATATAGGCTTCAACTCTCATGGCTGTAGAAATCTTATAGCCAAATATGCAGACACAGATTGCATACAATTCTTAGATATAGATCATGTGATGTATGCTCCCGATGTTGCTAAACTTAAACAAATGAAAGTAGGAAGTAAGGATATTATTCATCATAAAAACTATAATGAATATCAACAAACAGTAAAAGATCATCCAGGCCATATGAATTGTTTTGGTATACACAAAGATTTATTTTGGGAAGCTGGAGGTTATGATGAATCTTTTACCGGCCATCATTATGGAGATAGAGAATTTTTAGATAGAGTATTTGAATTAGAACACAGGAAGATAAAATCTACTTGTATTACTTCAATGAACCGTGAAGGTAGACATGGAAGAGTAAATCCTAATAAGTCTATAACTGAATACGATCCAACCGATGATAAGTTTTTCTGGGTACCGTTGGCAGTAGATGAAGTTAAAAAACTTAGAGGAACAAAAACACAAAGATTAGATTTTCCGTTTATTAAAATATTATAAATACTGTTATGCGCTTTACTGAATTTTTAAAAGAAGATAAAGAAGAAGATAAACTTAAACATCTAGAGCATGTTGAGGATCATGTAATCCATGCTGGACATGAAGGCTTTGGACATGCGTTCCATACAATTAATGATGTTCATAATGATTTACAAGGTAAAGGCAAATCTCAGACACAAACAACTATTAAATATGATGGCAGTCCTGCCGTTGTATTTGGGAAACATCCTGAGAACGGAAAGTTCTTTGTAGCATCTAAATCAGCATTCAATAAAACACCAAAGATTAATCACACCCATGAAGATATAGATAAGAACCACGGGCACGCACCAGGTCTTGTATCTAAACTTAAAGCAGCTTTAGATCATGCACACAAAATAGAGCCTAATGGAGTCTATCAAGCAGACATTATGCACGCTGGAGATGTTAAACACGATAAGAAAAATAATAGAGTAGACTTTACACCACAGTTAATTACATATCATGCACCAGCAGATTCAGATCACGGTAAGGCAGCTCAGAAAGCTAAGCTAGGGTTAGCAATACATACGGAGTATGAGGGTAAGACAATAGCCGATATGAAAGCCAAACACGGCGCTATTGACTCTAATACCTTCAAAAAGCACAAGGATGTGCACCTTATGAGTGCTAATCACGATCTTAGTACACATAGGTATAGTTTAGAAGATCGTAAGCAAGTAGACCATCATTTAGAACAAGCTGTAGCACACTTTAAAAATACACCCAGAGAACACCACGATACAGTTCAAAAACATGCTACAGCCTTAAAGACTTATGTAAACCATACAGTACGAACAGGCGAACAACATTCACATGAGGGGTTCGTAGCACATCACAGTAAGAGTCATCAGAAGAAGGTAGATGGTGTTAAGACAGATGTTGCTAAAGCAAGACATCAAACTACTATGGATAACACCTTAGGACATATAAATAAGAATAAGGAACACTTCGAAGGTCCAATGAATATGCACAAACATCTTCAAGCGGCTAAGAATATTTTAACAACTACCATGTCTCAAAAGTCAGAATTTGGACATGAAGTAGACGGACAGAAAGTTAAACCAGAAGGTTTTGTTGCCATACGAAATGGCAGACCTTCTAAATTTGTAGACAGGAAGGAGTTTAGTGCGCTAAACTTTAACAAGAATGACAACAGAAAATAAAGATAAACATATAGTATTTTCATATGGTAGGATGAATCCACCAACTGCTGGACATTCTAAGGTAGTGGACAAAGTTAAGTCTCACGCAGATGCTATTGGCGCTAATCACGCAGTTATAGTTAGTCATTCTCAAAATCAAAAAGACAATCCATTACATCACGAACACAAAAAAGAATTTCTAAAACATGTACACCCTGATGTAAACTTTGAACATTCTACAAAAGAACACCCACACTTCTTGGCACAGCTTAAAAAGTTTCATCAAGAAGGACATACACACGCAACAATGGTTGTTGGTAGTGATAGAGTAAAACAATTTAAAGCGTTGGCACATAAGTACAACGGCAAAGAATACGATTATAAAAAGATACATATCTTATCTGCAGGACAGAGAGACCCTGATGCAGAAGGAGTCACTGGTATAAGTGGAACAAAGATGAGAAATCATGCTAGCAATAATGATTACAAATCTTTTAAGGCAGGATTACATGCCAATCATAATGATGAACAAGCTAAGAAACTCTTTAAGGCAACGCGCCAAGGTATGAACTTACAAAAAGAGGAGAGAGGCATGAAGGATTTTGCTACATTTTTAACAGAAGACATGGAAGGCATGTCTCAAAAGTCTGGAGATAAAAGAAGTACAGAGAGTGGTGCAGGCATGACAGCCAAAGGTGTCGCTAAATACAACAGACGAACAGGTGGTAATCTAAAAACAGCAGTAACTACACCACCAAGCAAACTTAAAAAAGGCAGTAAAGCAGCAGGAAGGCGTAAGTCTTTTTGTGCCAGGTCCAAAGGTTGGACAGGCGAGAGAGGCAAAGCTGCTAGAAGGAGATGGAATTGCTAATACTTACTAGACTAGCTATAGCATGTGTAACAGCAGTATTTGGAAACGCTTTTAGTAAATGGTTTCTTAATACAAAAGTAGGCGCATGGTTTCAACTTAAAATAAACAAACTAATGTCATTCTTAGCAGATAGATATAACATAGAGGTTGCTAAGAAAGAAGCTAAATGGAGATCAGATTATCCTATGTTAGCTGAAAGAATAGATTTATTAGAAGATAAGGCACATTACAAATGTGGACTTTCAGACTTTGACGGCTTTGAACAGATCGATGAAAGAATTAGGAAGTTAGAGAAGAAATGAGTAAGATATTAATAGGAATTATTGTAGCCATGTGCTTAGGCTTTGGTGGCTACTACTGGATGACAGAAAAGCGTCTTACAGTTCTAACTGAGAACAACGCTAAACTATCAATAGCAAATCAAACAAATCAACAAACAATAGACAAACTTTCACAGGATTATGAGGAACAACAAGTACTTAATAAAGAGTTAGGTATAAAGTTAAAAGCCTCAGAAGCTTATGGAGATAACTTAGCTAAAAAACTAAGGGAACATGATTTAACAATGCTAACCCTAAAGAAACCAGGGTTAATTGAACGGAGGGTGAATAGTGCCACAGATAAGATTCTTAAAGATCTCGAGTCTAGTACTGCTACTGTTAATTAGTAGTGGTTGTAGTCTTATACCTGCACAGGTAGAAGTACAAACTAAATTCGTAGAGAAACAAATACCAATACAAGGACATCCTAAGGGTGTAACTATGTATCCTATGCAGTTTTATGCTGTAACAAGCGAGAACTACGAGGAGTTCAAAGAGAAATTTGAGAAAGAAAATGCAGATTTAGTATATTTTGCATTGAGTGTTCCGGATTATGAGAACTTATCTTTAAATATAGGTGAACTAAAACGCTACATAGAACAACAAAAGACAATCATTATATATTACGAACAATCCATAACAGGAATTAAGGCAGAAATAGTTTTGGAAGACGACAAAGCCAAAGACTAATCTTGTATAAATAAGAGTATGAAGACTTTTACAACATTCATGGAAGACTTAGCTTCAGGTAGACCAATGAAGAAACCTGTATCTAGTAATTTGTTACAACAAAGAGCTAAAGAAAATACTAAAGCTCTAAAGTCAGGTTTTATGAAGTTAACAAAACAAGAAAGAGATAAAGAAGCTCGAAGAATGTCAGAAGAGAAAAAGAATTGTGGGTGTGGCCAAGATCCTTGTATCACATATGGCAAAAAACAAATGAAAGAAGAAGACGGTTCGTATTATGGTAAACCATCACCAAGACTTAAAAAGAAAGTAAAAGGTGCCAAAGAAGTCGTTAATAATCCTTATTCTAAAGACGATGGTAAAACTGTTGTTGCAAAGCAGAAAAAATATCAGCCACAGCTGTCAAAAAGCAAACAAGGTATAAATAATGTACTGAAGTTTTTAAAGAAAAATCCGGATTATAAGATTGGAGCCCATAGCCTAAAGAAAAAATCTAAAAGACTAGGTGAAGCTACAGCATCAGAAGTATTAAAGAAAAGATATGCTTCCGATCATCCAGATGATAATCCACATAATCAGAAAAGAATTAAAGATCACCTTCCTGGTATGAAAACTTATAAATTGCACCCAGGTGCTAAAGCAACTGATGGTGGTGAATGGTCTAAGAAAGGCAAAATGAAAGCTTTAAAGAAACAAATTAAAAGACGCCCTGAACAATATGGAGTAACAGAATCAGCCAGAGATAATTACGATCCTGTAATTTCAGATAAAAGAACAAAAGAAAAACTTAAGAAGGCAGGGTTACCACCGGAGTCTCCTAAAGTAATGGAAGCTAAGAAACCTGTAGTACACAGCACAAAGCCAGACAGTCTTAAAACAATTAAGATTAAATATAACAAACCTATTAGAACTAAAGTAACAGACATTGGAGCTGGCGGAAAAGAGTATGTCAGAAAAGATTGGTCTGAAGAAACATTTAAACCTCATGATATGTGGAGTCCTAAAGGCGAGAAGAAATTTGCTAAAACAGAAAAAGAACATTTAGCATTAAAAGACAAAGGCTGGGGACATAATAATCCTAACAAATCAGAAGAAAAGAAAAAAGGATTAGACGGCAAAGCATGTTGGGACGGTTATAAGCAAATGGGCACCAAGAAAAAAGGTGGCAAAACTGTAGATAATTGTGTTAAGATGAAAGAAGAACAAATTCAAATAGTAACTAACTTAGATTTTAATGAAAGTATTGGTAACTTGGTAAGACGTGGGTTAGGTAAAGTTAGATCAGCTATTAAAGATTCAGAAAAGAGAACAGGCTTATCCGTAGACGCAAGTAAAAACAATACAAACAATCCAGTATCTGGCAAGAACATTGCTAAAAGACTGGCATCGCAAAAAAAAAGGTAGCAATACCTAACTCCGCTAAGAAAGACTTAGACAAACAATCCAAATCCAGAGATAAAAATTGGTGGAAACACCAAGACAAATCTATGTCTGAGGCAAGCACAAACAAATTTAGTCTAAAGGGAACAGAGGACGGGCCTTTAAGTTCTATGCCAAAAGGTACTAAGCCTATAGGAAGTCGAACTAAAAAGAACAAAGTATATGAAGATGCTCGATATGATCCTACACCAGGTGGTATGGAATGGGGCACACCTCAAGGCACAGATTATTTTAAATCCTTAACACCAGGCGAAGGTAAGGAAAGAGAAAAACCTTTAAAGCCTTTAAACATTAAAGCAAGAAAACCTGAAGACGAGAAGGGTGTTAAAGTTACAGAAGGCTATTGGCAAGATAGAAATGCCAAACAAAAAGAAACATTAGCTAAACATGATAAAGCAATGATAGACTCAGCAAAGAAGTCTATTAAGAAGTATGATGTTGCTAAAAAGATAAAAGAAAATTTAGATCTATCTCATATAGAAGATAAACAGGCAGACCATAGTAAACATCAATACCCTATTAACAATGAAGTAGAGACACACGACACAGGTGATAAGGGACATTGGCTAACAGGTAAAGATGGTGATTGGTATATAGAACAAGATGATATTACAGAGTTAGATAAAGAGGCAGAAAACTTTTCATTTAAGGATGCTGTAGATCTAGGACTATATGACGATGATGAACTAACTTATGATGACTACGATAATACACCAGGTTTTGATAATGAGACAGAAATTACTGAGGCACTATCAGTACAGGGTCGTTTAAAAAGACGATTTAATGCACGAAGAAACAAACAAAAATTAAAAGTAGCTAGGCGTATAGCATTACGAAGAGGATCTACTCCAGACAGACTTAAGAAGAGAGCAACCAGGGGTGCAAGGCTCATGGTTTACAAACGACTTCTCAGGGGTAGAGATAGAGCAGGATTACCACCAGCAGAGAAGGCTCGTTTAGAGAGAATGATTACTAGATTCCAACCACTAGTAAGTCGTATATCTGTTAAACTATTACCTCAGATGAGACAGAATGAAATTAAAAGACTTACATCAAGAGGTAAGTTAAAAGCCAAAACTAGTAAGAAATTTAAAGCAGCTAAACCAGTGAAGAGCGCTTCACAGAAAAGAGCTAAGAAGTTTAAAATAAAGGTTAACAAATATAAAGCACCTAAGAAGAAAGCAGTTAAAGCTAAATATGCTTCAGGTGGACCTACACTTAAGAAAGCAAGTAAAGCCTATAAAGCCTTTTCATATTCCATAGGTTAATCCAACATATAAATACCTGTATGAACCACGGTATTATAATGGGTGGTGTGGTTGACTATTATTATGATTCAATCAAACGAGCACCCGGCGCACATAAAATTGCTACACATCTTAGACGAGAAGGATGGGACGTCGAGGTATTAGATTTTGTTCAATCATGGACATTAGAAGAACTGCAAGAGTTCACAAGACAAAGAGTACATTCAGGTACAAAGTTCCTCGGCCTTAGTGCTACATTTTCCATTAGATTTAAAATACTATTTGAATTCGCCAGATGGTTTAAGAAAGAATATCCAGACATTCTAATCATAGGAGGCTCGCAGGCATTCCATAATTGTGAGGGACTGCCTTTAGATTATATGGTACATGGCTACGGAGAACTGGCTATGAGTGCTATTCTTAGAGGAGATGTTAAGTATCAGACACATAAATGGCTTAATGGACACAAATTTAGGCGCGTAGACGCTACACATGACTATATGGCAGCGCGTATGAAAGACCTAAGTACATATTACGAGGAAAGGGACTATATAGAGCCACAGGAGGTCCTTACAGTAGAGTTTGGTCGTGGGTGTATATTTAATTGCCACTTTTGTACCCTCACTTACAGGAACATTAAGGACGATCACAGCAGGGCTGAGGACAACTTATATAAGGAAATGTTGGAGAACTATAATAAATGGGGCACAACAAACTATTCTATATCAGACGAGACAGTAAATGATTATACAGAAAAGATAGAAAGATTTGCTGGTGCTATTAGAAAGTTACCTTTCAAACCTAATATGGCAGGTTATATTCGTGGAGACTTATTAGTACATAAACAAAAAGACTGGCAAGCAATCGAGGATATAGGACTCAATACACAATTCTATGGTATAGAATCTTTTCATACACCTTCAGCAAAGTCTGTAGGTAAAGGTATGCAGTCAGGTAAACTACAAGATGGTTTACTAGAATATAAAGATCACATGAGAAGTAAAGGACACTTTCAGGCACATTTAAGTTTAATAGCAGGCCTCCCACATGAAACATTAGATACATTAAGAACTACAAAGAAATGGATAGTAGAAAATTGGGTGGGACAATCATCACAAATAATGCCTTTATGGATTCCAGATCAACATAGGATATATGAGGAACAGAGTAGATTTGCAATGAACCCAGGCAAATATGGCTATACAAAAACAACAATGGAAGAAACTAGTAATGGATTCTGGGAAGACGCTCCTCATAAAAGATTTGGAAACTTGTATAGAGGCATAAAGTTTAGAGAGGAAAAACAAGAAGGCAAAGTAATATACAATACAGAAGAGAGTACATTCCAAGAAGAAATGTCTTTTATGAACTGGAAAAATGATACAACTAATTTATATCAGATACTTAATTTCTTAGAACATGAGTGGTATGTTGGTGATGAACAGTTATTCAAAGAACCTCCCTTACCCTTCTCATATCATAATTGGCTAATAGATCCTAATTATAAGTGGGAGGATATGTCTAAGCCTAAAGGAGAATTAAAAGTCCCTCAGGAATTAGCTAAAAACTTTATAGAAAATTATAAAAGGAAAAAGTTAGGATTAACTTCCTGATTTGTATAAATACCGGTATAAACTTAAAGAAGTGTAATATGGCATACGACAGAAAAAGACTAGACACTCTAATTAGGCAAGGCATGATGCCCGCCAAATCATTACCTATTTTACATAGGGCTTTAGACAAACTAAAAAGCGGTGTTAATTTAACACCATATGAGAGAGAAGGTATTTCTAAGTTAATGGATAAAGTAATGGGTTTCCAATTTGGAGATGATATTACATATAACCGTGCTAGATTACATACACAAAGAACAAGATATCAAACCGAGGAGAAGACAGTGGCAAAAGAAAAAGAAGGCGACATTATCATACATGACGGCTCAGAAGATGAGGCAGATGTATCAAGAGATAAGAAAGTTAAGAAAAATGCTAAGTCTAAACTTCTCAAAACTAACAAAGGAGATGGTATGAAACCTGAAGAAGAAATAAAAGAGGCTTCAGCTAGTAGACCCGCAGATAAAGAAATTGGGGATAAAGAATCTCCTAAGCAAGGGTCTTCTGTTAAGCCAGAAATAACGGACGGACCTAAACAAGATTCTAAACCTTCGATTAAGGAAGGCTTAATATCTGATTTAGATTCAGAAGGAATGAGAACAAGAGCTAGTAGACTAGGTAAGAGAAAAGGTAGAGTTTCTAAAGAGAAATTAGCCAAAGAACTTCCAGCAGCTCTTAGAAAAGAAAAACAAAAAGCAGGATTGTCAGAAGACATGGCTAAGTTCAATGAACTTTACAAAGAAAATCTAGAAAGAGCATTAGCTAATAACAATGTAGATAATGTTAGAGATATTCCTCTTAAAATTAAATCAGATCTTTTCAAACATGTAGAAGAAGCTACATACTCAGACAAACAAATTAAAATGGCTAAGGGTATAGCATTTGATCCTAGACATAAAGGCGGAGATTACTCAGGCGCTGCTAAAAAGGCAGAGAAAATTAAGAAAGGCCTATCAGATCATCCAGCAGTTTCAAACGCACTTAGACGAGCTAATGAAGAACTAGAACTAGGGTTAGATGAGGGAGCATTAAAAAACTTTGCCATGGACCATGGCTATGATTTTAAAAATCCACCAAAAAATCCAGATTCATGGTTAGCTAAGAAAGCAATTAAACATGGAATTGGACCTAAGAAAAAACCAGCAGCTAAGCCTGTTAAAGAATCTAAAATGGCTACTAAAGACCATGACGGAGACGGCAAAATAGAATCTGGTAAAGATGAATATTTTGGTTCTAAAGACAAAGCTATTAAGAAAGCTCTTAAGAAAGTGCCTGCTCTCAAGAAAGAAGAAACAGAAGTTAAGAAAACACCTAACCAAGCAGTTAGAGATGTTCATAGAACTGTAGCTGATGTACTTGCCGGCAGAACAATAGAAATTTCAGACGAACCATTAGTAGTAGATCCTAATGTAGAAATGCAAGCAGAACTAGATAGAACTGTTAATGTACAAGAAGGCGCCAGAGAAGACGCAATGAGAGACATTAAGAGAGATAAAGGCCATGGATTGGCTCCTATTAAAAAGGACCCTAAACCAGGTAAGTCAAAGCATGACGGTTCAGAGAATAAAGGCCCAGACCATATAGTAGCTCAATTAAGAAAAGCTGTTAGTTTAGGCGACAAACATGATGGTGTTAAATTCCAAGATGGAAAAACACATAAAGTCAGTGCAGCACATGCTCATAAATTTTTAAATAAATATATGAGAGGTAAGCCAGCAGACAAAGAGAAAATGCAGTCTCATGGACATGCGTCTCACGATAACTTTAAAAAACACATAGATTAATAGGAGAAAAATATGTCAAATTGGGGAGCAACTGACGCGGACGAAAGTAAGCCTAAGTATCTTACAACCGCTCAGAAAAAAGAAGTATATGCTAACGCCAGTGGTTGGGTAGTTGAAGCAGGTTCTACTATGACAGGAAATGGCCGTACAGGCGCTGATCCAGAAGTTCTAGTAGCCATGTCTTCTCTTACAACTAACCTAGGTGCAGCAGATATTACACAAATTGAATGGGTTACAACAGCAGCAGATAAGTCAGCAGGCTTTACGCTTTCAGCTATTGTAGGATTCAATGAAGAAGTAGATGTAACAGGAACACCACAACTATCAGTAACTAACGGCAACGAAGGTACTGGTTCAGGTCGTGGCCCACATGTACTTTCATACGCTAGTGGAACAGGTTCAAACGAACTTACATTCTCACTAGTTATAGCAGCAGCAAACGCAGCTACTAACGCAGACGATGTATTAAGCTTTGGAGCTAATCCACTTGCCTTAAACGGTGGCACAATTAAAGATAAAGGAACTTCAACAGTTTCTACTATCACAAGTGTAGCTGGTATTGGTACAGCAGCTGGTACATTAACAGTCGTAGCGTAAGGAATAAGTAATGGCAGATAGTAAACTTTCAGAGTTAACAGCAGCTACAACAGCAGCTGCAACGGATACAACTTATTTGGTTCAGAGTTCAGTCTCTAAACAAATAACAGTAGCAAACTTGTTTGGGAATGTATCTACTCCTGTACAGTTTACTAACTCCATTCAAATCGGAGATCATAATACAATAACAGCAGCTAGTGCAATTAACACAGCTTATAATGTTACATATATTAATGATCCTTCAGGCGGAGGTACTTGTTCTATAGGAGCAGGACTAGACGGCCAAATAGTAATTTTAATTATGTCTTCCAATAGTGGAGGCCACACAATCCAATTATCAGGAGCTAATGTGGTTAATACAATAAGTTTCGACGCAGCAGGCGAGAGTGCCACAATGTTGTATGATACAGGACTTAGTAAGTGGTTCTTCATTGGGGGAAGTGCAACAGTGACTTAAACTATGATTGAACTTAATGATGATAACTTTTTGATCTTTGCTATAAAAAACTACCAAAATCCTTCATGCACAGGGATGGCGGAGTTAGAAGATGATTTAAAAAGATTTAAATATTTAAAACGCTTGTTAAATAGATATGATAAAACAGGTGAGCCAAATGAAAGGCTAATTATAAATCATTTAATTCTTCTATACAATGTTTTTGGTAAGGGAACGACAGAGATGTTGTTTTATAAATTAGAAGAAAAATATTGGTCTAATTTAAAAACTTACTTGGTGTTCTTAAATAGAATGCCGTTAGAAGAAGTATATACGCAAGGTTTAAAATTAAATAAAGGTGTACATACACCAATGAATGAAGAACTAATTAAAGTATTAAGGAAAATTTAATGAGTAGAGCATTAGATGCAGTCGTAGGAATTAGGTTACTAAAATTATTAAGTACACCTATTCAAAAGTCTAAAGCATTCCAATTAGGAATTATAGATGCCGACGGCAAAAAACTCAAGAAACCTTCTAATACAAATGAAAGAAATGCTTATACATTACTTAATAGATTTGTATTTAAAGTTCAAAAGTCCTTAACAAGATCTTCTGATATGAATTCTCGTAGGCTGTTATCATTTGCAGCTGCTATGGCATTATTAAGAGAGTATGAAGAAAAAGATGATGAATTGGATGTAGGCGTTTTATTAGAACTTTACATGCAGGACGAAACGGTACAACAGCAGGCTAGACTTTTGGAATCCAATGTGTTATCATTAAAAAACTATATGGAAGAAATGAACGGAGTAGGTGGAGGAGCAGTAGCCGGTATAGGTGTAGGCCCTCAAGGTGAACCAGGAAGAGATCCTGTGTTTATGCCAATGAACAGAAGAAAAAAGAAGAAAAAGAATGCCGACAACAAATAAATATGATAGAGAAATAGCAACTATTAAAGCAGATGTAGCTGCTATAGGACATTTGTTCGGTAAACTAGACGATGCTATAGAAAAGATAGGGACAGCAAGTGCCAATATCAGTTCTATCCTGGCTGTTCACGAGGAACGGTTAGAAACTAACGAGAAGATTAACTTGGAAAGAAGAAGAGAATCAGAGGCAGCTGTAAAGGAGCTACATAGTAGAATCTCAACTTCTACAAGAGAAAACCTGGAGCAACACAATCGCATGTCAGAAAATTTAAAAAATTCAGAAGATAAAATTTTAGCAGCTATTAATGAATTGCGTAAAGATGTGAATCGTGAACAGGAACACTTAGAAGAAAGAATATCTAAGTTGGAACAATGGAGATGGATACTTATAGGTGTCTTAATAGCCATATCAGCCGTAGTACCAAACATGGGCAAAATCGTGTCCATGCTAGCAAATTAATTTTACCAAACGGTACAATAACTACTAGACAAACACTTCACTAGGTCGTATAATTACGACTATGTTACACATTGATTTGAAATATATTAATATGATCTCGCATCGGTTTGATAGATTCAAACGGAAGGATGATTACTTGTTTAATTTCCGTTGCCCTATCTGTGGCGACAGTAGTACCAAAAAGTCTAAAGCTCGAGGATACCTATATAAAAAGAAGAACGATATGTTCTATAAGTGCCATAACTGTGGTGCAGGTAAGACTTTTGGTGGATTATTAGAAAGTACTGATCCTATGCTACATAAGGACTATGTGCTAGAAAGATATAAAGCAGGTGTAACAGCTCCTCGAGCTAATACAGAACCAGATTTCTCAGGTATATTCACACAGCCTGAGTTTGGTAAGGAATCCTTAATAGACGAGTTAATGGATAGAGTCGACAAAATATATGAGCAATGTGAACTTTCAGACTCTAATCATATGGCTGTGGACTATTGTAAGAAAAGAAGGATTCCTAGAGAGAAATGGGATAGGCTATATCATATAGATGACATCTCAAAGATACATCAGTTAGCTCCTAAATATAAAAATAGGATTACAACAAATGAGCCTCGTCTTGCTATCCCATTCTTCTCTCGTTCTGGTAAGTTAACAGGGCTTACACTAAGAGACTATGGTAACAATCCTTTAAGATACATTATGGTAAAAATAAATGAGGAATCTCCTACAATTTTTGGCCTAGATTGTATAAGTAATGTTACACCTGTTAAAATAGTAGAAGGACCGTTGGACAGTTTATTTTTAGATAACTGTATAGCAGCAGCAGGTTCTTCATTTAACAAAATAAAAGACTTAGGTTTAGACAATCCAATAATTATTGTGGATAATGAGCCTAGAAACGAAGCAATTTGTAAGATCTTACACAACAATATTAAAGAAGGCCACAGGGTAGTTATATGGCCTGATTCTATTACAGAGAAGGATATTAATGATATGGTAATAGCAAATCTAGATGTTGAAGAAATTATAAATTATAATACATTCCAAAATTTAGAGGCAGAATTAAAGTTTAGATCCTGGAGAAAATGTTAATGAGTTTAAATAACCCTACAAACGAAAGAGAAATGAACCAAAGAAATATACGAGACTTACAACATCAACTCCACGAAGCGTACAAAAGAATCACCGCCTTAAATAATGAAATTAACAATTTACAAATACAGTTAGATAAAAAGGACAAGTAATGGCAAAGGCGGAGTATCACGGCATCACGGTTGATTTGGATAGAGATAAATTATTTGACTCCCTAGGCGTCCAAAGATTAAAAGAAAGTTACATGAAAGAAGAGGAGGGAAGTCCTCAAGAACGATTTGCTTTTGTTAGTTCCAAATTTAGTTCTAATCCAGAACACGCACAAAGATTATATGAGTACAGCAGTAAACATTGGCTGTCTTATTCTACACCCATTTTATCTTTTGGACGGTCCAAAAGAGGCATGCCTATATCATGTTTTTTGAATTATATAGATGATACAGCGGAGGGTTTAGTTGAAAACTTATCAGAAACAAACTGGCTTAGCATGCTTGGCGGTGGTGTCGGCATTGGGTTTGGTATTAGGTCAAGCGACGATAAGTCTACTGGGGTTATGCCTCATCTTAAGACTTACGATGCCTCGTGCCTCGCGTACCGTCAAGGGCGTACTAGACGGGGTAGCTATGCTACTTACCTTGATATTAGTCATCCAGATGTACTAATGTTCCTCGAAATGAGGAAGCCAACAGGCGATCCTAATATGAGATGTCTTAATCTACACCACGGTATAAACATTACAGATAATTTTATGCAAGTGATTGAAAGATGTATGACAGATCCAGAGGCAGACGACGGCTGGAACTTAGTAGATCCTAATTCAGGATTGATTAAGGATACAGTATCAGCCAAAGAACTATGGCAGAAGATATTAGAACTTAGAATGGAAACAGGGGAACCTTACATTCATTATATCGATACAAGTAATCGTGAAATGAAAGACTTCCAAAAAGAACTAGGACTACGAATAAACCAGAGTAATCTATGCTCTGAGATTATATTGCCCACTAACGAACAACGAACAGCGGTGTGCTGTCTATCATCAGTTAATCTAGAATACTATGATGCCTGGAGTAGACAACCACTATTTTTAAAAGATGTAGCAGAAATGCTAGATAATGTATTAACATTCTTTATTGATAATGCCCCTGATGAAGTAGGTAGAGCTAAATACTCAGCAAAACAAGAACGGAGTATTGGAGTAGGCGCTCTAGGCTTTCATGCCTATCTTCAGAAGAACGGTTTAGCTTGGGAAAGTAATGAAGCCAAAGGTGCTAACCTTAGAATGTTTAGACATATAAGGAGTAAATTAGATGAGGCAAATACATCTATTGGAAAGGAAAGAGGAGAGGCTCCAGACGCTAAAGGGACAGGGAACCGTTTTAGTCATCTTATGGCTATCGCTCCTAATGCTTCCAGTTCTATTATTATGGGTAACACTTCGCCTTCTATTGAACCTTGGAGGGCTAATGCTTATAGGCAAGATACACTTAGTGGAGCTTATCTCAATAAGAATAAATACTTGGATGCTCTCATTAAAGAGTATTGTGAGAAACATCCAAGAACAAATTACGACGAGGTTTGGTCCTCGATCATAAGTAATGATGGTTCAGTACAACATATAACACAATTATCAGACGAACAAAAAGCTATCTTTAAAACATCTATGGAAATAGATCAACGATGGTTAATTGAACACGCAGCAGATAGACAGATGTATGTAGATCAGGCACAAAGTTTAAATCTATTCTTCAGGCCAGATACACATATATCTTATTTGCACGCAGTACACTTCCTAGCATGGAAGTCAGGAGTCAAGACATTATATTATTGTCGTTCAGAGAAGTTAGGTAAAGCGGATAAAGTTTCTAAACGAATTGAAAGAGAAATTATACAAGAGCTTGACATGACAGCTATTGCAGATGGGGAGTGTTTGGCTTGCGAGGGATAGTAGAAACATTACCTAAAGGAGTAATAGGTGTCGTAGTATCAGGAGGCTTTGACAGCACAATACTATGGCATTATCTTTATGGTTTGTGTAGGGAAAGGAAACAAAAGATTATTCCTTTTACTGTACCTAAAAATGATGGTGCACTAACATACGCTACAAGAATGTTAGAATGGAGTGCTAAACGATATAATGATAAAGTCTTACATCCTATTGTAATAAATTCTAAAGGTGTTGATTGGAGTAAGAAAGACTATCAAGGAGAGGAAGTAGCACAACAGTTACTTGGTGGTATAAAAGATATAATGAATATGGGACTTGCTGGCTATGTATATACAGGAGTTAACGAGTATCCACCACATTATGAGACATTATGTTCGTATCATACACCCGGCCCTAGGAAATTATCTAGGGAGAGTGATGCGCTTTATAGAGGCAGACCTGTAAGTGATTTTGTAAGACAACCTTTTGCGGATTTAACTAAGATAGATATAGTTAACTTTGCAAATGAACTAGGCATATTAGAAGAGGTAGCAGAACTATCTCATAGTTGCGTTGAGCTTATAAGAGGCAGGTGTGGAGAATGTTTTTGGTGTAAAGAACGGGAATGGGGTTTTGCTGAGGCAGGACTATTAGACAACGGAACAAACTAAGAGGAATACGATGGTGGCAAAACCTAAACTAACAGACGAAAGAGATTATTTCAAACCATTTAATTATCCATGGGCTTACGAGGCATGGCTAAAACATGAACAATCACATTGGTTACATACAGAAGTACCAATGGCAGAGGATGCAAAGGATTGGAAGGACAAGTGTACTGATCCTGAGAAAGCATTCCTTACAAACATATTTAGATTCTTTGTACAAGGAGATATAGATGTAGCTGGTGGTTACATTAATAACTATCTACCTTATTTCCCACAACCAGAAGTTCGTATGATGTTATCAGGGTTTGCAGCTAGAGAGGCATTACATGTTGCTGCCTATGCACATTTAATTGAAACATTAGGTATGCCTGAAAGTACATACAGCGAATTTTTAGAGTATCAAACGATGGCAGACAAACATGATTACTTCATGGAATTGTCAGCAGCTAATGGCACAAAAGAATCTGTAGCTACAAACATAGCTGCCTTCTCAGCATTTACAGAAGGTATGCAGTTATTCTCATCTTTTATTATGTTATTAAACTTCCCACGACATGGTAAGATGAAAGGTATGGGACAAATTATTACATGGTCTATTGTAGATGAAACAATGCACGCAGAGTCTATGATTAAACTATTTAAGACCTATATTAATGAGAACAAAGAACTATGGAATGATAAACTTAAAAAAGAGATATATGATATCGCAGAGAAAATGGTAGAACTAGAAGAGAAGTTTATTGATCTAGCATTCTCCATGGGCGATATGGAAAACCTAACACCTAAAGATGTTAAACAATACATTAGATATATTGCTGATAGAAGGCTTATAAGTATGGGTATGCGAGGTATCTTTAAGGTGAAAAGAAATCCATTATTGTGGGTAGAAGAGATGATTAATGCTCCTACTCATACAAACTTTTTTGAAAATAGATCAACAGATTATGCTCGAGGAGCTTTAAAAGGTGACTGGGGTGATGTCTGGGGAGTGGCTAATAGTGCCTAAATATATAGAATGCGTTCATTGTGAAGGGACTGCTCATATTGAACATGAGCAAGAACACACTTTCTATCAAATAAAATTCTGTCCCTTCTGTGGTGAAGAACTAGAACTAGAAGAGGAGTTACACATTGAAGAATTTGAAGACTCAGACGAGTATAAAGCAAACAATCAATGATATAGGTGGTGAGATTGTAAAAGATAGTGATGTATATACTGTCAAAGATAATACACACTTAAAGAACCTGGTACTTAGTAGTACATTTTTAAGAGCTACCAAGTCTACATCAGGACACAAACATGAAGGCCAAGAGGAAATATATCTCTTTATAAAAGGCAAAGGTGAAATGACTATAGATGATGATACATTTCCAGTCGAGGCAGGTGATGCTATTCTTATAGAAGATGGTGTGTTTCATAAGGTACATAATACAGGACACTTAGGTTTATATTTTGTATGTGTATTTGATGGAGGGCGAAACCATTAATATAATACAAAAAATAGCATTAATATTCTCAGCGATAGCAGCCTTTCTTTTGTTAATAACCAACCTACCTCACCCAGATCCCTGTGCTAAAGATAGGTATAGCAGGTTCTGTATAATGAATAGCCACTAATATAAATACATAGATGGCTAAAAGAAAAGTAAAAGAGAAGAAAAAACATAGAGTATATTGTACCTACTTCCCAGATGGAAGGTATTATATAGGTTACTCATGTAAGACAGATAAACAATTTGAGAAGTATTTTGGAAGTTCTACGATTGTTAAAGAGTATGAAGAAGAATTAAAGAAGGAAATTATAAAGGAATTTCCTACTAGAGCCCCAGCAAAGATGCAGGAGTTTCTATTACAATGGCAACAACGACACGACGATAGGTGTGTTAATGATATGTTGCATGTTAGAATAAGGAGTAGTTTCCTAAAAGATTTCGAACCTATCGAATGGAGGCCAAATGGTTAAGCAAAGTAATTTATCATTTATTATAATGACTCTATTCTCTGCACTGGCAGTATCAGCAGTAGCTGCATACTTTTCTATTGTAGGACTAATGGCAATATTTTCTGCCCTACCTATGTCTATACTTGCAATGGGAATTGTATTAGAAATAGCAAAACTTGTAACAGCATCATGGGTATATCAGTATTGGGAACGAATCCAGTTCATGATGAAAGCATATATGATATTGGCAGTAATAGTTCTATCCTTAATCACATCAATAGGTATATTTGGATTTCTAAGTAAAGCACATATGGACCAAGCAGCAAGTGCTGGTGATGCAGGAGCACAAGTAACTAGACTAGAAGATCTAGTATTAAGAGAACAAGGAAAGATAACAGCATTAGAAGATAGAATTACTAGAATCGACGATGGTGGTGTATTAGATATAACACAATCTATACGACAGCAGGAAGAGATACGAGATACGGCGTGGGATAGAATACAGGGAGACATAGAGTACTCCGAAGAACAAATAGATAAGATTAGAGCCTCATTAGACACAGATTTGGCACTACAGCAGTCAAAAATAGATGGTTTGGATGCTATAGTAGCATCTTATACGAGCCAAGGTACTACGGGTGGAGCGTTTAATCGTAGAGATAATGTAGCAGCAGGATTAGAAGTTAGGGAAGAACAAAAGACTGAGAGAGATGCTATTGATGTTAAGATGACAGAGCTTAGAAATTATGCAGAGACACAAATAGCAGGCTATCGTAATCAAATATCACAATATCGAGCAGACACCCAAACAACTATAGACAATGCCAATGCTGAGATAAACAGATTAAGAGATACTGAGACAACAGCACAAACAGGAAGAGATGTACAAATAGATGAACTGCAAGGACAAATAGACGCAGTTTATATTACAATAGAAGATTATAATGAGACTTTATTTGAGAAACGAGCTATTGTAAGAGAGTTAGACAATGAAGTAGGACCAGTTAAATATATAGCTCAACTACTTTATGGCGAGAATGGTACAGCAGCGGTTGATTCTGCCGTACAATTTGTTATAATGCTACTTATATTTGTATTTGATCCTTTAGCGATTATATTAGTTATAGCAGCTAATTTAAGTTTTAAGGAAAGAAATGGTGGTAGGATTACAGCAATGTCAGCACCGGAAGTAGATTTTGTTGAAGAACTAACACCAGTAGATAAACCAGAGGAAGGCTCATGGGCTGCTACAACAACAGCACTACCGCCAGACTTTAGTTTAGAAGACAGAGTAGGTATAACTGAAGATTTACATATTGATATGGAATTGCCACCTGATGGTACAATGACAGAAGATATGTTAGAGACACAGGAAACACCTAAAGAGTTAGAGTCGTGGGTAACAGACAAATATGGAAAAGAGTCTGCCATGGACGCTAAAAAAGAAATAGATTTACAATGGTTAATTGATAAAAAGAGGAAGAAAGATGCCTAATGTTACAGAGTTTCACCCAGAGAGAAACAACGATGAATGGAGAACTAATGTAGAAAGTCTACTTAAAACAGGTAATGGTAAGTTCCATTTCCAGAAAGTAGATGGCAGTTTACGAGATATGTACTGCACATTAAACCCTAATGTCTTACCAGAATCAGGTAATACTGAACCACCAAGCCAAGCAAAGCCTGGTATATTAACAGTATTTGATATTGAGAAAGATGGTTGGCGTTCAATGAGATATGAGAATGTCATTGGTTTTAAGTTTTTGGGTGATCAAACAACTGATCCAGAACACGAATCCACATTTATTCAGCAATAATGGTCCTATAGAGTATTGACCTTTACTTACATAGCTCTTATAATTAGTACTATGAATAATAAAGGAGTCCTTACATGGCAAAATCTAAGAAACGCAGTCAATACCTTTTGGCTGAACCGAACTGGGCTGAACTCAGCCTAATTGAAAATGAAGAAGAAAGAGCTAAAGCCTTTCAGCAAACACAATACTGGATACACCAGGAAATAGCAAACAAAGAGACTTACAAAGAGTTTCGAACCTGGGTTAAGAAACATTCTGGTTGGGATAAGAAAGCACAGACATCTGTACTTGGTTGTCCTGATTGGAGATACTTAACAATAGGACAGTACGCTTACTTTCAGAACAAGACAGGCTGGATGCCAGCTCAATCTAGAATTTGGATTGATGCTAAACAACCTGAGCTTATTGAACAAGGCGATAAAGAGATTTCTGAGAAAGCTCTTAAGAAGAAGGTTGTTGCAATTAAACCTAAGATAATTAGAACACAATTACCTGACTTCCTGGCAGCATTTGATGAGATGCTAGACAATCTAGTCGAAGGTAAGAAGGCAGGTACTGTTGAAGGCTTACTTAGGCAAATAACTATGCTGCCTGCTGAGACAGCAGAAGCTAGATCTGAGATATCTAAAATTAAAGACGAGTATGATGAACTTGTAAGAGTTCGTAAGATTAGAGGTGGTAGAAGTGATTGGGACGAACAACTGATTGAAGGTTATAGTCATATCAATACACCACAGTTAAGAAAGATTATGGCATACTTTGATGAAGGCTTACAGTCTCTTGATACATTTACAGCATCTAAACGAACTGTAAGACGTAAGAAGCCTGTTGATCCTCGTAAGATAGTAGCACGATTGAGGCATTTAAAAGCAGATAAGGACTTTAATATAGCATCTATTAACCCTGTAGATATCCTAGGTAGTACCGAGGTGTGGGTATATGATGTTAAACGCAAGAGATTAGGGCTATACATGTCTGAGAACCCTGGAGGACTAGGTGTACACGGCACAAGTATAACAGGTTATGATGATAAACTGTCTTATGAGAAGACTCTACGGAAGCCTGATGAGCAGTTACCACTTATAACTAAAAAGTCTAAGAAGGCACTACATGAACAAGTAGGTAAGATACGAGGTAAACAAATGAAAGTTAAGACTCGTATTAATCCTAATATGCTACTATTGAAGGTGCAGTAATGGATGATTCAATTCCAATAGAAAATTTATTGTGTCTAACAAGAAATGGTTTACCTGATGATGAAGAACTTAGAAAAGCAATATCAGGCAGAGAAAATAATAAACTTAAAGGTACTTATGTGGAACTGGAACTTAGAGAAGGATTACTAGGAGCAGGACATACATTACTAGGCACTCATGTTAAAAGAACTGATGGACTATCTAAAGTAGATACAGTATGGCAAAAGAAAGGTTGCAATAGGAAAGAACCTGTCTTTATAGAATCCAAATCAGGCGATGGATTATCTACTTTTATAAAAGCTGGAGGTAGTAGTGTTCATTGGGATTATAAGTTACATGAGTTTCATTTTATGTCTATATTTTTCAATAGCATGGATGATAAACCTATTGTCTGTATTGTTCCTTGGCAATGGTTACATGGGTTACTAAGTAATAAAAAAGCTGAAGGTTTAGGTAGCTCTGTATCATATAAAGATGTAAAACAATGGGAAAATAATTGGGATCTTTATAGTGGAGAATTAATATGATTGTTATAGATTATAATCAGGTAGCAATTGGTGCCTTTATGGCAGAGCTCCGTAATCGTTCAGATGTAGAGGTTAACTTACCTTTACTTAGACACATGATACTCAACACTATTAGATCTTATAATAAGAAACATAGAGAAGAGTTTGGTGGAGTAGTTATAGCCTGTGATAACAGACATTACTGGCGAAGGCAAGTCTTTCCTCAATACAAAGCAGGTAGGAAGACTACAAGGGAGGCATCTAGTTTAGACTGGAGTATTATATTTGAGTCTCTCAATATAATTAGAGATGAATTGTCTGAAGTCTTTCCTTATCCTTTAATAGATGTTGATGGTGCTGAGGCAGATGATGTAATAGGCACATTAGCAGAGTATAGTCAGACAATAGGAGAGCCAGGTCCTCTATTTGAAGATGAGATAACACCAGAGCCTTTTCTTATTGTATCAGGAGATCATGACTTTAAACAATTACAAAAGTTTCCTAATGTAAAACAATGGGCACCTGCACAAAAGAAATGGGTAACACTACCTGAGACACCAGAACAGTATCTTATGGAACATATTATTACAGGCGATAAGGGTGACGGCATACCTAACATGCTATCAGCAGATAATGTATTTGTTGATGGTATAAGACAACGACCTGTTCGTAAGAAACTATTAGCTGAATGGAAACTACAAAGGCCAGAAGAATTTGTTACAGGTGAAACAGCACATGGCTGGAATCGTAATCGATTACTAATTGATCTGTCCAAAACACCAGAAGACATTAAAGAAGGTATTATACATAGTTATACAACTCAAACAAATAAGGACAAGACAGCCTTATTAGACTATTTTCTTAAACATAATATGAGAACAATGGTTGAAGTAATTGATGAATTTTAACAAATAAGGAAACAAATGAAGAAAATTTTAATACTAGCTACATTAATAGTGGCACCATTTTATGCAACAGCAGTAGATGTTGGGGGTAGCGTAACAGTAGGGTCTGATTACTTATGGAGAGGAGCAAGCCAAAAGGGCAGTCCAGCAATCTCAGCAGGAGTTGAAGTAGGACATAATGGTTTATATGCAGGTACATGGGTATCACAAGTAGACTATGGTGACAATTCAGATTATGAGTACGACTTTTATGCTGGATATGGATACGATATAACAGACGAATTGTCAGTAGATGTAGGTTTAATCCAATATAACTTTAATAATGAGTCTGGAAACCAATTAGAAGAATGGTATACCAGTGCAACCTTTAGGAGATTTACAGCAATATATTATCAAGACTTAGACAATAGTGATAATCATTTTGCAGAATACAGCTATGAGATACCTGTTGATAATGTAAGCCTATCGGTATTCTATCAAGATCCTATGGATTTTTATGGTATAAATATAAGTAAGGATATAAACAGTTACACATTAGCAGCTACAGTAGGACAAGGACGAGATGAATTGGGCTCAGAAGCTGTTGTAAGTGTAGCATATAATTTTTAAATATGGAGAACACAATGGAACCAACAAAGTTTAGACAAGTTAACGAAGCTTTTGATTGGGTATTTGAAGCGCCTAAAAAGGATCAGGTTGATAGGCTTAAAACAATAGCATCTAAGAATCAGACTATTGTTCCTTTTACAAGATGGGGCGTGGGTGCTGAAGACATAGACTGGAAACTACCAGAAGGAATACCTGATGCAACTAAAATTAAAGATGATATACCAGATGATATGGGCGAGTCTACTCTTACACTAGAGTTTAGACGAATTAAATCCTTTACAGATCCTACATCTAATATGGCAAACTTAGCACCTTGGAAGCGTGAGATGAATTGGATGTCTATTATTGAAGGTGTACATCACAAAGAGGCAGAGTTCTTAACAGCAGTTAAGGATAAACAACTTCTAAATCTCTATCCTAAACTTGAAGCTATCCTAGGCGACTTAGGTATTACAGAATATGTAAAGCCTAAGAAGACAAGGAAGAAGGCTGTCAAGAAGAGTGCCAAGTAAATATTGGAAATACGAAAATATAAAGAGCGTACATTTAGAGGTATCAACTCTTTGTAACTCTATTTGTCCGTGGTGTCCTAGATATGAGAACTTCTCACCTAATCTAAATCCTAATATCGTTGAAGGCTCTTACACACTTCAACGATTTACATCTGACTTCCCGATTAATTTTATAAAACAAATAAGGCATTGGACATTTGCTGGGGACTATGGAGATCCTTGTACTGCGCCAGAGCTGTTAGATATATTATACTACATTAATGAACACAACTCTAAATGTAGCATTCAGATTAATACCAATGGTGGTATGAAAACAGAAAGATTTTGGTATGACTTGGGTATGCTGTTTACTAAAAACAAGAGTAGGTATGTTATATTTTCTGTTGATGGCTTGGAAGATACTAATCACATATACAGACGAAATGTTAAATGGCATAAGGTTGTAAGAGCCATGAGAACTTATAGCAACACAGGAGCCACAGGTATATGGGAGTATCTAAAATTTAAACACAATGAACACCAGCTATCTACAGCAGAGGATATGGCAAAAGACTTAGGCTTTGAGATTAGATTCAAGAACCCTAATGGTTTTGAGGGAGCGCCAATGCCTGCTAGGGATAAGGATTACAATATAGAATATGAGATATATCCTCAAACAGGTAATGAGATAAAGGCTATTGATGAGAGAACTAAGAACTGGATAAAGACTCTTGATGTAACAGATACATATAAAGTATATAACAAAAGACAAACTAAGGTTAATTGTAGTGCTAATCATAAGTTTGGTGGAGGCTATGAGGTTAGAATAAACTATGACGGCACAGTTTGGCCTTGTAGTTTCTTTGGACACTTATCCAGCAAGGACTTAACTAATAGATATGTAGGCAAACCACAACAGGCACAGATGTATGACTTATTTAAGGATACAGACAACAATTTAAACAACAGAAGTCTAAAGGAAATATTAGATGCTGATCCTTTTAAGAATGTTTACGAGGGTTGGGAAGGTAATAATATAATGTTATGTTCAGACTCTTGTGGTGAATTTAAAACAATGGAGAAGATATATGGAAGTTCTGCTGACAGGCGGTAATAGTAAGTTTGGTGCTGAACTAGCAAAGCAAATGCACTTCCAAATGAATTGGAATGTAGAACTTGTTCCTCGACAACATTTAGATGAGGCAATACAAGTATCAAAGAAACATTATGATCTTATATTCTTTAATCATAATAAGCCTGTAGTTGATTGGAACTTTGATAAGTATCCTTCAGAGTTATTAAAACAAGTAACTGCTGATAAAGTGGGTTGGATGATTACTTATGCTGCACTTACACCAACAGAACAAGGCGATTATAATATAGGTTTCTGGCAGTATGTGGCACAGAAAGGAGTATATATTAATCAGATGAAGTTTTACTCTAAACGATTCACAACCTTTGTATTTGATCCTGGTATTATTACAGAGGACAATAGATCTAGTATTGCAAGTGAGTTTATTGAAGTGTGCCCAACGATTAAAGATGTCTACAGAAGTTCTGTAGGATCAGGCCTATAAGGATCGTAGAACCTACCCCATTGATATCCTTCTGGTAGTGGTTCGCTAACAGCTATTGTAGTAGTTACACCCTCAGGCGATACACACCATCGTCTCTTCTCTTTAAAGTTAGAAGCATAAGACATTTTTATACGAGTGTCTTTACTATGTTGTTTACCATACATTGGATTGTTCTCACCGCCTCGAGTATTAGTCATAGTCTTAGATACTTTCTCTCTAAACTCTGGGCTCCTACCATTCTTTACTGCTGGATGATTCTTACCTAACTTGGCTTGTCTTATTCTTTCCAGGCCTTCAGGTGTGTGGTGTTTGGTTCGTTCTCGCGCTGTATCGTTTACAACAGGCAATCCTAGATGTAGTGCATGCTCTCTTATTTGTTCAATAGTAGAGAACCTTCTTATCAGTTCACGAGGCTTTGGAACATCCTGTACATGATTGTTGTCTACGATATATAGACTGCCTTTGTGATTAAATAGAAAGAATAACGAAGCTTTAGACATTAAGCACCTTCAATATAGTCTATGTCTACGCCTGTTAATTTAGCAGTATCTTTAGAATTTTCAACAACAGATCTATAATAGATATATTCTCTTGGTGTGCCTTTATTTTTAGTTTCTATCTTAACACGAAGTTCTAATATGGCAATGCCTTTTGTGTCTGTTATATCTGAATGAGCTCTAATTATATGTCTAGGTAATCTACCACCTTTACTATCTGTTTCTACATTTTCAATACTGAAATACTCATACCTTTTAATGTTATCATGTATTAGATTAAAGTCTTTGAGTGTTGGTATACCAGAGTCTAATAAGTTTAATTGAGGAACCTCTCCATCTTCTTTTTGTGCGTGATATTTTGTGGCATCTGCAAATCTTGTAACTGATGCTTTATCCCATTTTGTTATTTTATTATAACCACCTCTTTTCATTGCTCCTGTTTTATATGCTAGACTTAAGGCCTTGTCAGCTTCTTGTGGTATTGCATTCATATGTTTTTTATATGTTGGTCCTATACTGTTTATATCTGCACCATAAAATTCAGACATTAGCTTTTTTAATGTAGGGAACTCTGTACCACCACGCTGTCCAAATTGTTTTATTCCTGCTACCTTAACTGATATTTCCATAGAAGTTTCTTTATTGTTACCATTCTCATCTGTAAACGATACATCTATATCTTTCTTTGTACCTTTTTGATCCTCGAGTCCCTGAGCTTTTACTGTAATAATATCTCTTCTGCCATTTTCATAAAAGAGTCTATCCCACCCAACAACATTTTCAGAATTAGCATATTTTACAGCGGCATCATATATACCATCCATTTTACCTGAACGAACTCTAGGCGTTACCAGTGCTTTCATATCTGCTGTTGCTAATCCTAGTATCCAAATAATTGCATCGGGATCAAGAACATCTGTCTTACTTCCTTCTTTAGGAGGCATGTTAGGAGAACTAAACTTATCGCCTATGGTTACAACATTTGCTGGATTTGTTCCTAAAGCCTCAATAACTTTTTCTACATCATGTCTTTGTACAATCATTCCTGGTTTTTCTTTCCTAAACCTAGCCACAATAGCTGCACTCATTATTCCTTCAGCAACATTACCTCTATTGTAAGGTGTCTTTCCATCTTTAAAGTTCTCATCTTTATATAATCTCTTTAACTTTAAAATGTTTTCAGACTCTCCGCCTTCTGAAGCACTCTTACCTAATTTTTTTGCTTGTGTTGAACCATATTCTTCTGCATTTTCTATTGCCTTTTTCCAAGCAGTTTTAGCTGTAGAGTCTAAAGTAACTTCCATGAATATATTATTACCTGCATTTTGCATTCTATTAATTATAGTAGCATCGGTATTAAGGTTTATCTTATTCATTTTACCTGCTATTAATTCATATAGATTCTTTATAACTGCTTTGCCTGTGGGATTCTTGCTTGTAGGAGTAAAGTCTACAGTAAATGGCGTACCATTCTTTAGCATAGTCCAAAAGACAACTTGTCTTGTATCATATTTTATTATCTCATTAGCATCTAACTTTGCCATCTGTATCTCCTTTATTTAACAAGTATGCACTTTAGGGCACCAAATGTCAACCTATTGTTTCTTTTATTTATAAATAAGAATAGGACTTATATAAAAAGGAGATATCATGAGTAAGTTTAATAAACTACTAGATGCTAAATTTGAACCG